AACCACTGGAACGAGGCGGTCTTTGATGTCCTCGCCAAGTACCATGTCGACCGTCAGGAGGTGAAGGGGTGGATCATCGACCAGTGCTGCGACGGCGCCCCCAAGTATGTTCGAGACTTTCTAGGACTTGATGTGTAATGTATTAAGAACCTCCCCACATTTATGACATTCAATAGACGTCTTGTACTTTTCATGTCCGACCCAGAATTTGCACGGTTTGCATAAAGTCCAGAAGAGGTCTGGTTTTAATGTATCAAAATAGCTTAGATTGTTACAGTGACAACATTTATACTCGCCAGAATGACCCTTTATATAACTCTTTTCCCCACAATGTTTACACTGCATCTTACTTAGAACAGGTGAATAAATTTCGTGTCTTGTCCGCGTCAGGGACAAGGACAAGTGCTACGCACTTGGACACAATGGTCAACACCTTCGTCACGTCGTCGAGTCTCCAGGAATGCGCCAAGTCGCTCGATTATCGCCGACTCGGCAAGCAACGCGTCGAGGCTTGGCAGATCTGGCGGGCCCTCCGTGGCATCACCAAGGGCTGGAAGAACCACCCAGCCTCCAAGGCGTGGGAAGGGCACACGTGCGCGCTCGCGATGTACACGAATGTCATGATCGATGAATGGGTCGCACGAGGCTACAAAAACACCATGCAGAAATTGCCGCACTGTCGAACACCGCGGTTTCCTCCATGGTGGGGGTGGGAGCCCCTCATCAAGTCGCACCAGGCTTCTTTGAACCGAAAAGACCCCTCGTTCTATTCGTTCGAGGTCGGGCCCTACGCGTCCTACGGCTACATCTGGCCATCAAAAGTCCCGATCGAATATCAGTGGGTCAAAGAGCCTGTGCTTGAGGCACTGGCCGAAAGGGCGTAATGTCTAATGGTTTCGTTTTGGGGACGTGTTGCGTTTTGGGGACGTTTCTCCTAAGCGTTTGAGTATGTTATTTAGCTTTGTCATGTTATTTGTAATTTTCATAACACTTGAAGCGGTATTTCTACCATTTTTGTTTTTTAAAGGGGTGTATCCAAGCTTGCGCACGATCCGGGTACTTAGAGGAATCAAATTATTACGTTTTAGGGCATTTAAAAGAGAAATACTCTCTTTTTTCGCAAGTTTTTTCGCAGCAAGTTGCTCTATGTTCGAACCGTCGTGAGTAATCCGGTGAACACCAGAGTTCAGTAAAGCTTTCGTAATCAAGGCTCTATACCAGGTGCCGATGCCTTTCCCCCTGTAATTTGGATTAGTGTATCCTTCAAATGCAGCATTGACATGATTAAGCCCAGATGGTGCAATATTGATATTCATATGCCCTACGACTTTATTCCCTTTCCATAGAGACGTAGCTATTGAATTTCTATTTTTTGATGCAATACCCAATCCGAAATTACGGGGCAACTTTGTCCGTGTAGGATCTTTGAGATAATTTATAGTATTCCATTTAACAGTTATATAACTTTTCCTCATATTATACTGAAATATTTTAATGGGTCAAAGAGCCTCCTCTAGAACAACTCTGCGAGACCAAAAAAAATATAATAAAGTTGATTAAACATAATGGAGTTATTTGACCAGGGATGGATTTTAGGTTTCGCGAACGGAGTCGTACTTTCGATCATGCTTTTCAAGACCACGGGACACTGAAAATTCGTGTTGTGTGGCTGCCAGCCTTTGTCGTCCCATCACCGCGTTTACCCAAAATGCCTACTAACGTCTATGTCCTGCGTCTTCAGCACGGCAAGTACTATGTCGGCAAAACAAGCGACCCGTCCTCTCGTATCCGCTCGCACTTTCAGGGATACGGAAGCGTCTGGACCCAAATGCACCCTCCTATCGGTGTCGTCGAAGTTCGAGAGAACGTCTCGAACCTCGAGGAGGATCTTGTAACCAAGGAATACATGAGCCGTTATGGTTGGCAAAATGTCCGTGGTGGCTCTTACTGCAACCCTAATCTGCGCCGAGAGGATCTTGACGATGAACGACGGGAAGTCCTTGGGGGAACCGACCGATGTCAAAGATGCGGGCGTAATGGACACTGGGCTTCGCAATGCTATGCGCGCTCGAGGGTTTTGGTCTGTTATACGTGCGGCCGCGAAGGGCACACGTCCCCGCAGTGTTATGCGAGAACGCATGTGTTCGATTCTGATGGCTAATTCGAAGAGTCTGACGAGGACTCGGAGAGCGAGTAAAATTCGTGTCGTGTCCCTGCCAGTGTCCCGCGCGTCCCTCGTCCCCCACCCGAAAAGCCATGGAGTCCATCTGGCAGAATCTCCCCGATGACCTTGCGCGCGAGATCGTCAGGAATCTCGATATCGATACTCGTCTGGCTCTTGGGGTTCTCCCCGGGCGCCTCCCCAAAACCCCTCTTGATTTCAAGAAACACGCGGTCACCGTGTGGCCGGGCAACTCTCTTGGAATCAGGATAGGCATGTACGAAATTATCAAGGGTCCGAAAGCCCGTGAGCATTTCACATTTGTTCACTGGAACGGGGGTGGGGCTCTCCCACGGGGACGTCACCGGATCCACCACAACTATGATATGAATCACGTGGTCTGCGCGGGCACAGAGTTCCCAAACAAGGCTCACAGCGTTTTCAACAGGAATGATCCAAGGAACCACTTTCTCAACATGCGAGATGAGGTTTAGAAATAATAGTTGTTTAATATTTGACATATGTATCTTAGCCGCAGTGTAAAAATTCGTGTTCTGTCAGTGCCAGTGTCCCGGGGGGACAAGTGCTACGCACTTGGACACGATGTGCCAGCGCGTCATTATCATGGTCGGTTACCCCGGGTCGGGAAAGTCGACCATTGCCCAGAGACTTGGAGGGACTGTCATTTCCGGGGACGAACTCAAAACGGCCCCGAAAATGATACGCGAGGCTGAAAAACGCCTTGGAAATTACTCCATAATATTCGATGCAACGAACGCGACAAAGGCCAGGCGCGCGGAGTACGTGGCCTTTGCGCGCCGGCACAACCTGCCCGTGCAGTGCATCCACGTGGCGACCCCGATCGAGGTTTCGATGGAGCGAAACAAGTTGCGCGAAAAGCCCGTGCCGAACATCGCCCTGTACCTGTACCGCAAGAAGTTCGAGGAGCCCACAGCCGACGAAGGCTTAGAAGTTATAGTCGTTTAATTTAGAAGTAATAAAGTTGATTAAACATAATGGAGCTATTTGACCAGGGATGGATTTTAGGTTTCGCGAACGGAGTCGTGCTCTTCAAGACCGCTGGGCACTGAAAATTCGTGTCGTGTCCTCCCCAGGTTGCTCAAGTCCGTGAGTCTTCCAGACTCGAACACAATGTACAACATCGTCCACAAGACCGACAAGGCCTTCGCTCCGTGGCATGCATCCACGTACGAGTATGCCTGCAAGCTGTTTATGTGCATCCACGAGAAGCGCCCGGACCTCTCGGGCCAGCTCGAGATCGTCTCGGTCCAGCCGCCCGAGCCCAAGCCTTACCCGCCAGTTCCAGACCGTCCCTGGAACTGCTCGGTTAGATATTAAAGCTTAGTATCGTTGTGTAAATAATGGAACTTTCCAGCACCTTCAAGTGTCCCTGTCGTCCCGATTTCACTTATAAAAGCGCGCAGATGCTCGCACAGCATAAAAAGTCCAAGATGCATCTCGCATGGGAGACGTCCCAGGATGTCAAGGATGTCCGCGTCAAGTCCAAGCAGTACGAGAACGAGGTCGAACGCCTTAAGAATCGCCTCGTTCACCGCGAGAATATCGAGGCTGAGCTCCTGGCTCGCATCAGGACTCTCGAGGAGTCCGTGGCGTACTGGAAGAAGCAGTGTGAGGGGATCTACATCAACTAAAGGCTTCGCTCCCTAATTTAGCATGTAAAATGGAACACGTGATTGCCCTCGAGGCAGTCTGGCCGTCCCTTTCAAAGGCTGATAAAACACAAATATGTAAGCGAATTCAGGCTATGAAAGGAACTCCCCAGAGGTCGCACAAAAAATGGACGCCCGAAGAGTCTCTTCGCATGGAGGAACTTTGGGCATCGGGTCTGCCCGCCAAGGTCATCGCCCAAAGTATGGGTCGGACCGAACTTGCGATCAAGTGCCACTTGTGGCAAATTGGTCAGCCTCGACAGCCCGAGGTTGTCACGATCGAAAACGCACAAGTCGGTGAAGAGGTCCTCAGGGGTCCAGATCTATTTTTACCCACAAAATACATTCGTGGAAGAATCACGAGAATTTTTCCAGAATGTGAAACGGTCAAGGTTCTGTGGGAAGGCCTCGACCGCGAAATATCGGCCCGAATAGGGTTCGACAATAAGTTCGACTTGACTAAAATTGTTGTGTAATAGTAATCGATGCCTTCTCCACGACTCGTCTCGAACAACTTGAACGCGGCCCGTGCGGCTCTCAGACGAGTTCGCGAGGCCAATCTACGCCGCAGAAATACTTTTAAAAATTTGCGTATTGCGGGAAACACGTATAACAGGAAACTCAAGGAGAAGCAAAAGGGTCTGAGACCTGGTGCGCTTCCTCATAATGCAGAACTCTATAAGAATTATTATACTGAGTTACTTCGGAACGCAAATGCCTATAGAAATTACACACACCTGGCCCACAACTTTCTGGCTATGATGTCAAAGAAGAGCACTGGGTTCCGGTCACCCCGTCCAAAGACCCTCGCGTTCGATCCTCTGAAGAAGGGAAGATATCCTCAGGGTATTAACAAGAAAGATGAAGAAAAGATTAAGAAATATGCACGGTACCTCAACACTATGACAAAGACCCTCCGGATGATTAACTTTCCAATGCATAATAACTTGGTCAGACAAATTGGAAAGAGTGTTAGGTAAAGCCACTGGCCCCTCAATACCCAAGTACCATGGACCCATCCATCTGGTCAGAACTTCCCTTTGACCTCCTCGAGCATATCGCGTCATTCTGTGACATAGACTCGAGGAGGGCACTCGGTTTCAAGCCGAGACCTCTGCCTCCCTTGACCCCACCGCCGTTTCGGCCAAGGCAGGTAGTTTTCAGGTATTTCACCCAAACCAAGACTCTCCTGTACTTGGAGGTCTGGGGATACAACGAATATTATTGGGAAACCAAGACGGATCTGACTTTCGACCCCGAGTACCAAGAATGGTACTACGGACGCAGGTCCAGGTACCACTCGATCATCGGAGGGAAGGAGACCCATGGTCAGTGTATATCCTACGAGGATGAACCCTTCATGATGGCTGGACGCCCCGAGTTTGTTTAAAATATAGGTGAATAGAAATGAAACGCTTCAATGCTCTTGTAAAGCATGCGACCAGGACGCGACGCGAACAACTCCTAGGCAACAGGATACCCTATGTCGCAACCCCTTATAAAGACCGCAAGGGGCGCGTTATTTACAAGGCTGTCCGTGAGACCTATTTTGTCGTTTCGAATTATAAGAAATATTACGGCATCAAGGCAGCCTCTCCATCGCATCTCATCAGCAAGGCTCCAAAGGCGATTCGGCCCGCGCGCGTCTAGTTTCGCTTGCGAGGTGATGGCGCCACCCTGGTTCGAAGGATGGTGGTCATCTTGTTCTGGATCCGACGGAAATTCGGAGAGCTCTTGTTAAAACGGAATCCAGGGTTCGCCAGAACCTGCTGCCACAACGCAGCAGCGGTCAGCGCGTGATTGCGCGTATTTTTGTTGTTCGGTGAACTGAGAATATAATTCAGTCGTTCCTCAAAATTCATATTCTGGAGATAGTTCATTTTGAAATATGCCCAGAAAATATTTAAACCGCGTATGGCCGGTCACCCCGAGTTTGTCTAAAGAATAGTATCGTCTACTAAGTATGGAGGGTTGGATCGCTGTGACCCGTACGACAACCCTCGGCCAACATCCCAGACGCGTCAGTCTGCGGAACAAGAATTATGTCGTCTGGAGGGACAAGAATTACGTGCCCCGAATTCAGTCCGATGTGTGCCGGCATCGCGGAGCGTCCCTGTCGACCGGCCGGGTTCGCGATGGATGCATCGAGTGCCCCTACCACGGCTGGAAGTACACCGAGACGTCCGTGACCCAGCCTTGGTCAGGAATTTCCGAAAATTTCATGAATGAATTCAACACCTGGGAAAAGGATGGACTTCTGTGGGTCCGTCCGGTAGGCCATGTAGGCCCCGAGCCTCCGGATGTTCCTCACGTCACTGAGCCCGGCTTCAACACTGCATGGTTCGAGACAACCATCAAGCAGTCCGCACAGCTCATCATCGAAAACGGCATCGACCCCTGCCATGCGTCATGGGTCCACGCGAATCCGCTTGGTTTCGGCAGCGACTCCGAGCGGCCGACGAATGTAATTCACTTTGGAAATATGATCGCCTTTGATTATGTCCCAAACAAGGATGGAATGTCGACCAAGCTCTTCGGCCTCGACACGACCAAGAATGTACACAAGTTTATTTTGCCCTACACGACATGGTCTGACGTCATCATCCACGGAGGGAAGGTTCTCACGACGTACGTGACTCTGTGTCCGGTTTCAGACACCGAGACGAAGATGTTTGTTGGCTTTTCCCAAAACTTTGGGGTTCCATCCGAACTCTTCATCATTATGGGCAAGGCGATTGTCGAACAGGATCGTGTCATCCTCGAGAACCTCGATCCTTCCTATATGTACAAGGGCACTCCGGGGGCACACGACGACCTGGTCGAGATGTACCGCAAGTCTCTTCACGAGTTGGTGTTTCGTTAAGACTTTCGGCAGTTCTTGTAGGGCGCACAACTCGCCCGCATCGTGAAACCGGCAATCTTTTTCAAAAGACAGTTCATTTTGCTGAACTTTCGAGGAAGACTGAAGACCTTTTTGTTCGACCGGCGAACGCATTGTGTGTTCTTAGGGCCGGACTTGCAACAATTTTTCATTAAAATATACAGAGAATTTAAAAAGGAGAGTGACGCTGAAGGCTGCTAATCTTGCGCTGGATGGTCGCAGCACGAGCCGGAGACGCGTTGCGTTTCTTTTTCTTGAGCTCTTCTATTTGACCCTGACGGGCTGCTATCCGCAAATCGCGCAAAAAGTTCTGCCACTTCTTGTTTGAAGTCATTTAAAGTTAGCAGATATTTTATTTAAAAATGGATGACCTTTTTGAGGCTCTAGAAAGGAACGGGTTCGCCTTTAACGATCGAACCCTTGAATATGTCATAGCGAATACTGCACAAGACGCGCAGTATTCGCCAGAGGCCCGTGCGAACCTTGCGGTTCTGATGAAGTACGAGGAGTACAAGAAGATTAAGGTTGGCGACCTCAAGAGACGCTTTTTGATGAAGGACGCCTCAGACTGAGGCTCTTTGTTTTGCGTCGTGGACTCGGGCTAAAACGCGGACGCCGAGGAGACTTTGGGGAGGCTCTCCGGGCGCTCTGGACCCGTCGGGGGCTCGTGACCTTTTTCGGAGACTTGTAGTTTTTCATTTCCGTATGAATTTCCATGCGCCTCTTTGCGACTGCGGTCGCCCTATTCCGTGAATAGGGTCTGTTGTAATGAACCGTGGCCATGTGACGATTCATGCGAGATCCATTCCGGACCTCGACCTCTGTCCTAAGTTTATTGTTATTCATGCGTTTCGTCAGGAATTCTGTTTGTATAGGAAGTCTACTAAACACATTCTGTTCAGTCTTTCCGAGTGGCAAGTTCCTGGAACGGCCGAAATCAATGACCCACATTCCCGTCAGTCGGCCCATCGAGTCCGCCGTGACCAGGATGTTCTTGCTGTGGAGGTTCCCGTGCGAAATTCCTTGCAGGTGCATATAATCGATGAGACTCGTGACGCGGTTCTGTATCTTGGTCCTATTTGCGTCTGGATATTTCTTTAAATAGTCATCGAGCGTCATCGCGTGCCCACCTCCCACCTTGCCCATGATGAAAATAGTCATCGCTTTCCCGACCTGGTTTACTTCAAACATTTTCGCAAAACGTTCCCGAGTACTTTCTTTAGCGACTGTCATAGTGATGTGATTTCCGCTCTTGAATCTCGGGAACCGAAAGTTTCCCTGAAGTTTCTTGAGGGACTTCCACTCCTGGGGCGCGTTATTCATCACGAACTTCATGAAACGGCCGTTGTTCGTCTCGAACACGCGCCCGTTCGCACCACCCCCGATGTACTTTACAGGGAGAGGCCAACCGGGCCTGACCTGCTTGATGATCCCACGGATACCATTCAGGTCCATATATTATTATCAGACATAATAGTATGAGAGGTCCACGACACACTGTGGTCACCAGGCGTTGGCCCGAGCGTTACTTTACGGGTCTGTCACCGGCCATGCGACGCGTGCGCGAAAAGGAGCTTCTCAGGCGAAGGAAGCTTCCATACTCCAAACTGGGGCTCGCCAAGTCGAACACGTTTGCAAAGCCCAAAAAGTCGCGCTGGACCCAGCTTTTCCACAAGACCTATCCGGATCTCAAGTTTAATAAAAACGCCATCAGTCGGCGAACAGGGATTAGCCGTTCGACGCTTAACACGGTGTACAACAGGGGCCTGAAGGCTTGGAAGACGGGCGGGAGCCGCGTGGGAGCAACCCCGCAGCAGTGGGCCATAGCCCGTATGTATAAATTTGTCCTCGTTTCTAAGCGTAAAGCCCAGAATACTAAATTCGATCCCGATCAGGACTTGCGTTGACGTATCATATTTTCCAATACTTTCTGTAAATTATATGGAAGGTTTTTATGAAAATTTGATTTACGAAACGTGGCAAGACGAGGACCCACCTTGAATCGGTGAGCTGCATTGCGAACGAGTGTTTTTGCTCGTTTATTTTTGCGGTTATTTTCTCGCCGAATTGCCCCGTATGCCACCCTGAACACTTTGTTCACGGCGTTTCGACCGTGGTTATACTCTATAGTACGCAAGTTTTGGTTTATCTGCGTTATTCTCTGCTGACCCTGATTATTGCGAGCGTTGTAGCTCTGTCGGGCCAAGTTTATAATTCTATTGACGGTATTTGCATTCATTTATATTACATGAGGAAATATTCATCAGGTCTGAGCAAAGACCTCCATGGCGGTCGTAGGTTTTTTACTATATTTTTCATTATATTCTTTAATGACATTAGTCCCTTGCAATTTCAAAAATAAATTATAAATTATTAAAATTATAAAAGTTTCCGTAAATGCAAATGGATGATGTCTGAGGAGATACGCAGGTTTTGCATGGATGGCGATCAAAAATATGGAAATTATAGACGCGCCCCAATCATATTCCCTTCCGACAAAATATGTACTCAACATTAAATTTACAATTACCAAAAGTAATGGAGAGAAATTAATGATTTTCATGTACCATAAAATTATAATTGCAAAAACCCATGTACTTAATGAATTTACAATTTTCATTATATTTAATTACAAAATATAATTCTTTCATTGAATGGAATACCATTGAATCTGGTCGTGGCGGCACTTGTGTAGGCTCCCATGTTTTCCCAGACTATCCAGTCATCCTCTTGAATGTCGGCCGGAAGGTTATATTCCTTGTAAATGACATCCCCTCCGTCACATGTCGAACCGAATATGGTCACTGGGGCGGTCGGGCCGGTTCGGCCGATCACCTCACGGACTTCGGGTTGGGCGTGATCAAAGAGGATGCAGTTGAAAGCCCCGTAGAGGCTTTCGCTTATTGTGATGCCAGAACCCTTCACACCAATGACTGGGGTGTACAGTGTCATGACTTGTTCGACAAAGTACCTCCCGGGTTCTGCCCACATTGTAATACCTTGTGGGGCACTGATGGTCTTTGGCAATCCATGGGTGTGGCTGAAACCACCTCCAATATCAATAATGCGGGGGTCATACCCGTGTTCTTTGGCCATGTCGATCGCCCGGGTCGCGGTCACGACCGCCTCCCCAAAAACTTTCGAACTGGACGCGAACGATCCAACGTGGAAGGAAACCCCAATCACGTTGAGACCGAGCACCCTGGCCGTGAACAGAAGCACGTCCCAATCGCGTTCCTCGGCGCCGTATTTCACACCGAGGTTACACCGGGCCGACGGATCATCGGCCCTGATTCTCAAAATAAGTTCCGGGCGGGGATCACAGTGGTTCCCACTGGTCTCGAACACCCGCGCAATTTTTTTGAGCTCGCTCACGCTATCAAACGTGGTCCGCATTATTTTCTGATCTTTCGCGAACGCAATGTCTTGTACACGTTTGCATGGATTTGCATAAAGAATTCGGTCTGGCTCGACCCCAGCCTCCAGGACGAGTTGTATCTCGGCCGGGCTCGCACAGTCAAAGTTGGATCCGAGACGGGCCAACTCGTGGATAATCCGGGGTTCCGGGTTACACTTGACTGCGTAAAATGGCTTGACATGGGGAAGAGTCTCGGTCCATTCATAATACGTCTCCTGGAGTACAGACAAGTCGAGGGTATAGTAGGAGTCTGGGGGGGGAGATGAAAACAGGTTTTCATCTCGCCCGGGACCGACCATCAAGTGGTACTTGTCCTGAATATTTTATTTCTATAGTTAGAGCTTCGGTGCGTTAATAAACAAATGTACATAGCCTGCACAGTTGGAGCCCCGCTTGGGCGGGGCCCGTGTCCCGTATGGGCCTACCTTCAGTAACTGCAGCTGCTGCGCAGAACGGAGGGCGCTCGCGCGCCTTCAACAACAAGCAAAACGCGAGGGAGTCAAGCCGGCTCGTTTTGTTTCGTGGAGTTATAGGAAATTCGGGCCTCTCGTTATTCAGAGAACCAGAAAGGATGGGTTGCCCGGGTGTTCCATGCCGTGCGTCATCTGTCGAAAGGCGCTCGATCGTATTCGAATGCCATGGATGGCTCACGTAGATTACAAATGGTATTCGAGCACCGACCCAGATGTTCCGAAATCAAAGCCGACCAATAAACAAAGACTCTTAACCTTTGGTTAAAGATTAAAATTTTTATATAATAAATGAAGAAATCTGTAATACCTAGAGCACTTCGTGAACAAGTATGGTTAAACTTCATAGGAAAAAAGTTTGAATATAAGTGTCTCGTAACCTGGTGTGAAAATATTATTAATGTATTTAATTTTGAAGTGGGACACAACGTTCCGGAAAGTAAAGGAGGAACTCTTGATATTTCAAATCTGCGGCCCATCTGCGGAAAGTGCAACAGGTCTATGGGTGACAATTTCACTATCGATGAGTTTTCGGCAATTTCCAAGAGAACGTCAAAAATGTGGGAGTGCTTCCGGTATAGAGACAAGGACGGTAGTATTTGAAAATGTGCGGAATCTTCGCCGGTGAAAAGCCTCCCCCACCAGATGTTCTGAAACACCGCGGTCCCGATGATTTCACTCATGTCTTGGTCAACAATAAGCAACATCTCATGTTCTGGCGGCTCGCCATCAACGGCCTCGGGGACATTGGAACACAGCCGTTTGAGTACAACGGCAAATATCTCATTGCGAATGCCGAAATTTATAACCACGTGGAGCTTGGAGGGACTCCCGGACAGTCCGACTGTGAGGTCCTTTTGCCCCGTATCGAAGAGCACGGACTTTTCCGCACGTGCGAGATGATCAGCGGCGACTTTGCCCTCGTGATTACGGACGGTGACAACACATGGGCCGCGCGTGACCGGGTCGGCGTTCGACCTCTGTTTTACTGCAAGACACCCACTGGCATCTCGTTCGCTTCGGAGATCAAGGCTCTCACGCACCTCGGAGGTCTTGTCGAAATCTTCCCACCCGGTCACCTGTATGACTCGAAGCTCAACCGTTTCATCTGTTGGGCTCCAAACTACTGGGACGGCCCGCGCCATGACGACGACTCTGATTTCATCAAGGGTCATGTCGCGCATCTGCTCGAGGAGGCTGTTCGGAGGCGTGTCGAGAATTCAGACCGTCCGGTTGGTTTCTTTCTGAGTGGCGGTCTGGATTCCTCCATAGTCGCAGCGCTCGGGAAGAAGGTATTGGGTCAGAAGATTCGCACGTTTTCGATCGGTCTCGAGGGCGCTCCCGACCTCATCGCAGCTCGTGAGATGGCCAACTTTCTCGATTCTGATCATACCGAGGTTCTGTTCACCATCGAACAGGGTCTCACGGCTGTTCGGGACGTCATCTGGCATCTCGAGACATTTGACACGACGACCGTCCGTGCGTCGGTTCCTATGTTTCTTCTGAGCAAGTATATTAAGGAGAATACGGACATCCGGGTCGTTCTGAGTGGTGAGGGTTCGGACGAGCTCTTTGGGGGCTATCTATACTTCCACGGCGCTCCAAATGTTGATGAATTCCGTCACGAGACTGGCCGCCTTGTTCGTGACGTGCACCTGTTCGACGTCCTTCGGGCCGATCGTACGACGGCCGCGCACGGTCTTGAGCTCCGGGTTCCATTCTTCGACCGGGACGTCATCGACTATGTGATGGATGGCTTCGACCCAGACTTGAAGATGCCTCGGGGAAAGTTTGAAAAGTTTCTGCTTCGCGAGGCGTTCGATGATATTCTGCCCTATTCTATTTGCTGGCGCCAAAAGAACGGGATGAGCGACGCAGTCGGCTATGCCTGGGTTGACGCGCTCAAGAAGGCTGGCGAGGAACGTTATAAGACAATTTTTCAGAACTATTTTGGAAAGAACTTTCACTTGTGCCCGTACACCTGGATGCCCAAGTGGTCAGACGCGACTGACCCGAGCGCGCGCGTACTTCCTCAATTTAATCAATAATAAATAATAATGCACCGAAAAGAGTTGCAGCTCCTTATAGATAACTGGGAAACTATAAAAGAAGAAATGACACAAATAAAAAATTTTCATAATGACGTCATGCGACCCTTTACAGGCGCATGGGGTGATTTACCGATTGATATTTTTGATAGCATAGTTGATGCTGATGGCTGGTCGGGTGTAGAAAATTCTGAAAAAAAGTGGTGGAATTTTCCTTTATTTATATATGATGGCCCAACCGAAAATGCCTCAAAAATGACTCCAAAGACGATCGATATTATCAGACGGGTCGGTGGGGTCCATTTCTGTGGGTTTTCTCTCCTTTTCGGAAAGGCAATCATTCCTCCCCATTTTGATTCTCCCGCGTGTCTCAATAACCCGATAGGAGAAATAACCTATCACCTCGGTTTAATATGTCCCGAAGAAACTTGTTTTTTAATCCATGGGAAAAAAGCGACCCTCGAGGCTGAGGGAAAGCTTATAAGTTTTAATTGTACCAAGACTCACTCGGCCGTAAACATGTCAGACAGTGTTCGGGTTGTTTTGTATTTAACATTTAAGAACTAGGTTCGCTTGTAAAATATGTGTCCTGCGGGTGGCACGATATCCTTTCTAAGAAATTTCAAAAAATGCGCGGACTCAAGAATCTCGGAAACACCTGTTACTTCAATGCCGCAGTCCAATGCTTGGCCCACGTGCCGACCCTGGCTCACCACTTGCTGCTCAACGACTACACCGGACTCTGTTCCATCACCTTTGAGTATCAGAAAGTCCTCAGAAGCCTCCTCGTCAAAGGCGATGACAGCCCCGTTGATCCAAGCGAACTCCTGGACGCCTTCCGTGAGCGATTCCCCGAATTCGAAGAGCGCAAACAACATGACTCGCAGGAGGTCGTTCTGAAGCTCATGGATGTCTTTGAAAAGTCGATCGGGCTCAAGGTTTTCAACGGTCGTGAAGCCGGAGAGGTGATGACGAGCCTCTTGCTTCCGGTTCTCGAACCCTGTTCGCTCGGGGATCTCCTCGAGGGTCATGAGGTCGAAGAATGGCCTCAGGTCATCAGTTTCACCTTTATGATGTACGACCACAAGTTTCCGGTCATCCTTCCGTTTCAGTTTATGGACCGGAACCTCTTTGCGGTCATTATGCACAAAGGGGATGCGGGCGCGGGCCACTACGCGCTCCTCGTCAAGGTTCGAAACACGTGGTACATCAAGGAGGACGAGAAGGTCTACGAGATCCCATACCAGATTGAGCTCATGAGGGGCGAGTTCTATATGGCCTTCTACAGGCCCGATAATTTGCTCAGATAGATGTAATGGAACTCAAGTGGGTCCCAGTCGCGTCTCTCATAGTCAGTACGATAAGCTTCACGTTCGCACTCGGTGTGCTCTACCCGTGGCACATTGAGTTGTCCCGGCAGTTTGCAGAACTTAAAGATTCGTGCCGTTTGTAGATCAATGGAATATGTCACGCAGCCAATGTACACCTATCTTGGGAACAAGCGCAAGCTTCTCGATGGTATCATAGAGTCGGTCCAGGACGTCAAGCAGCGGCTGAACAAGCCAAAGCTCCGGCTTATGGATGGGTTCACAGGGTCGACGGTTGTGGCCCGGGCTCTTGTCGAACACGCCTCGGAGCTTCACTCGAACGACCTCGAACTGTACTCGTTCCTGGCCTCGAATTGCTTTCTGCGTCGGCCGACCGAGACGCAGCAGCGGGCTATCAAGTATCACATTGAGACTATGAACGGTCTGACCGAGTGGACTCCCGGACTTGTGACTGAGCTCTACGCCCCGGCTGACACGAAGGACATTAAGCACGGCGAGCGATGCTTCTTCACGCATGAGAACGCGCTCCGTATTGACACGTGGCGGCGCTACGTCTCAGAGAAGGTTCAGCCAGACCTCAAGGACTGGTGTCTGGTGCCTATTCTGGTTCAGATGGCGATCCATGCGAACAGTATGGGGCATTTCAGGGCATTTATCAAGGACAAGAATGATATCGGCACATTTGGGACGTCCGGTCGAACAGACCCGCTCGTTCTGGTCTGCCCCGTCTGGCACGATTCGGACGCCGTCATCCACACGCACAACGTGTCGACCAATGTCCTGGCCAAGGCGCTTCCGACCGACTCGCTCGACCTGATTTACTATGACCCGCCCTATAACCACCACGAGTATGGAGCCTTCTATTTTTTGCTCAACGTGGTTGCGAAAAACGAGCGGCCGGTCAACGTGAACGCCGTCACGGGCCTTCCGAAGGATCGTGTCAAGTCGGACTATAACTCGAAGCGTGGGGTTTTTGAGGCGATGAAGGATCTCTTGGCCGAATCGACCCGGGTCGCCAAGTATGTGCTCGTGTCGTACAACGACGAGGGCATTCTGGGCGCTCCGGAATGGGAGAAGCTGCTGGCACCGTATGAGACGGAGCGCAAGGTCAAGACCTATCAGAGGTACACGGGTCGTGGAACCAAGACGGGTGAGGGTCGCGGGGAGGTTCAGGAGATCCTATACCTCATATCTTCTTCTTAATTAGTAAGAAGAGTAGAATGAGTGCTATTAATATAAAAATAAACATAAACGCTCGAGCTCTGTGAGTCCACATACATCGTATACCGATATTCTGGGCAAGTCCTCGCATCAAATGTACAGAAAAGCATTCGGGCCCGGGATTCATCCAATTAAAAAGTTCATTAAAAGTTGTCGACGGTAAAATTTTAATTTTATGTTTAAAATCTCTTTTTTGTAAAATTTGTTCACAAAATGAACCCTGCTCATAATTCGGCCCGGCCCAACGATCGTTGGTCGTCCATTTTCCATCATACCCTATAGACCACTTCGACGCGTCATAGAGAGACAACCATTTGTCTATGAGCGCCTGACCACTCTCAGAGTTTCTGACACAAAATACACCTGCATTAAACCAGTCCTCGTTGTCCTTCGGGTCGTCCGGATCATGGGCTGCGACAAAGTCCAAGTCGGGTGTCAGGTAGTCACGAAGATCTTTGTTAAAATCATAAATAAAAATATCAGAATCAAACCACATGATGTATTCTGCATCAGGGTTCTCAATCATGAGTTCTTTGAGTTTGAAAACCTTCCACCAGTAGTGAACCATGTCGTCTCGGTACCCATCGAACCTTTTGTATTCGATATCCCGTTCCTCACAATATTCCTTTATGTGATCCATGAGTGCGTCAACGTTTGTGTTCTTCCTGTTCTCAATTTGAAAGGCTATGGCCCCCATCCTGGTATTGTAATTGAAAATAATATTGGCATAATGTAATGCCTGTAACAATCTCGACCGGACCCAAGAGATCCGTTCTGAGTGGAAAGCGTTCGAAGATGCACAAGATAGTCAAGAACTATATAGGTGCCGGGTGGTTTTGGAACATGGTCCGAAACAAGCGCCGGGGCAACAACTATGCCGTTCATGATGAGAAAGGCAGGCTTGTCGCTTTTGCAGTCATGGGCAAAAACATGCCAAACCTCGGAGGTGCGACCTATCTATTCTTGATTGGGGCGAAAACGGGACACGGGTATGGAACGATGTTACTTGAACGTATTATTAAAGACGCTAGGAATCGTGGACTAAAGTATATATTTCTAGAACCGACTGGTGAGCATGTGAAGATGTGGTACAGGAAGTTTGGCTTTCAGAATGTGTCGAACGACGTCATGGCCCTGAGTCTTAATACACGAAAATCACCTTCTCAGCCTGCAAAACGGTCAGCATCCGTCCGATCAACTTCCCGATCTGTGCCTTCTGTCCGTCATCGAATGACCCTTCGTTCAACTGCTCGTTCAGCTCCTCGACGTTCTCCTTCGAAATAATCATCGGCCGGTTACTCCAGTTGAGTTTCGGGTCGCGCTCGTCGTAGGCCTGGTTGAATTCCTTGGCCGTCTTGAATGTCCGTTCCTGGTACAAATTGTTGATCCAGCTCAGCAGGTCCGGATCCGTAAACTCCCCGAGCTTGTTCCGCCATTTTGGCAGTGCAAAATCGACCATTTTGCGCTTCGGCGCGAACTTAGAGGGGACACACGCGAACTTGAACATGAGGCTCATTGCGATCGTTGTGGGTTCTCACGTTGTCAGATGGTTGAGTGAAGAGTTGTACCATGAGTACTGTGCGGGCTTCTTCACATCAATTTTCGCCTATGGGTCTCCGACATGCCACGGGCTCCGATGGGTTGCCGATTCAATCACAACTCAGACACTCGCCATTCTCGGCGCCACGGCACTTAAGGCGGTCGAGTGTGTATATGGAAAGTAAGATGGAGCAGCCAAGCTGCGACGGGACGAGGTCCCTGGACCGCATATTCCTCCTCGACCGTTCTGGATCTATGGAGACGTGCTGGGACGACACTATCGGCGGATTTAATGCATTTGTGAACGAGCAGAAGCCTCTCGGAGGGACGCTTTCGCTTATTCAGTTTGATCATGAGATTCTCGTTTCTTACGAGCCGACGCCTATCGACAAGGTTCAGCCTTTGAGTCGGGCGACGTTCAAGCCCCGTGGTTCGACTGCGCTGCTTGACGCCATCGGCAAGACGATCAAGGGGGCTCAGGGCTCCACCCCGACCGTCATCATCTTCACGGACGGTCAGGAGAATGCGAGCCAGGAGTATACAAAGTCGCACATTCGTGACCTCATTGACCAAAAGACTAAGGATGGCTGGACCTTTATGTATCTCGGGGCAAACCAGGACTCTTTTGCCGAGGCGGGTTCGCTCGGGATCGCAGCCAACAGGACTATGAATTACGACGTCCGCGACACACCCAGTGCATTCGCGCGTCTGAGTCAGTCACTCTCTAGGGAGCCTGAAGATGCGCCTGTTGTGTAAGAGACACTGCTTTTGCAGTAGCGGCCCGCGCCTGTTCGTTCAGAGACGGCGTCTGGACGGGCGGAGCCGCGAATGGAACCACCTGGACCACAGGAACTGCCTGAATCGCTTGTGGAGGCGGTGGAGGAACAGGGCTCCCCTCCTTTTTTAATGTATATCCATTGACAAAAATACTAAAAATAGCCAAAGCCATTACAAAAGCATTCATGTACCACCAAATATCCCTGATGTTATCTGGGTCTCTTATATAAACCCAAGTTCTTTGGAGCACAAAAGCACTTATTATAAGATTTATTACTGCTTCCATTAGTTTATTTGTATATTATTTTCTGCCCCAAAACCCTCTCTGTCTTCTTTAGTGCCCGCTTGAAATCGGGTTCTGACCAAAGAAGCCAGCGAGACCAAAACCCAGCCGTCTTGGCACCGGATCGCCCCCAGTTTTCGCGTTTCTGGTGGCGAATCATGTAGCGCTTCATCCGTTCCCGGTCCTTGTGAATAGTGTAGTCCGAATAACCCTTTGCCCCGAAACGCACGATTGTTCCATCCGGGAAGCGCGCCATAAACTTATGCTTTGCGTTGTTCGACTTACGGAGCTCAATCGTCATCGAATGCTAATTCTTATTGAGATATAAATTAGAAGCGCAAGGATTATTACGTTAAAAACTACGTACCCTGTAATCCAAGGGTACGCGGCCCTTATCGCGTTATTATCGAGTATCATATTTATAATCTGCCTACTAAGAGGCTCATCACCTTCATCATCTTCTGACATCATGGATAGATACTGTAAGAAATCAGTACAAAAAAATCCTCACGAATTTACAAAGCTCGGCCGGGCTGTGTGCGTCCTGGGTCGCACTGGTATCGGCAAGACATGGACAGTTCATAAAGAACTCGATCCGTGTATAGAAATCACGGCTGACATTCTCAAGAGTAAGCAAGAGACTATCGAACTCTTGGCAAAAATAAAGGGAACCAATATTCCAGTAATTTTAGATGAATATGAATGTGTCTTCGGACTCATTGGAATGAAAGAGATTACGGAAATTCCTACGGATGGATTATTTGTGGTCATCTCACAAATTCCTGTAAAATTTAATTTTGAAATTATAAATTATGAATTTCCCGTGCCAACCAATGAAGAAATTAAAAAGATCGTCCCCCGGGTGACTTCAGAGGTTCTAGAGGCTGCGGCCGGGGACATACGGTGGGTCAAGCAAGCGACCGAGTTTAAGACTGACTTTAAGGATGACTTTCAGGGACCGCGAGAGTTTGTGACGTCTCTGGTCTCTCGGACGTCGAGCGTCAACCCGGCGGTCTATATAGGAGCACCACTTGCAGAGCCTGGAAATATGGCTTCGATACTGAATGCAAACTATCTCGACTCACCGAGCGCTCCAGTTGCAGAAGTGGCTGACATGTTCAGTGTGGCTGACATGATTGAGGATGTGGTCTACTCGGGAGAATGGGAACTCATGCCATATTTCAATTTCTGGGGGTGCGTGTTGCCCGCCGTCACTATAGGACACACCCTCGGAAACCACCTCAAACCCGGAAGCTCGTGGACCAGGTATCAAAATATGTGCATGCGGCGCAAGAAGATTCGAGCCATGTACGAACGAGTCCCGAGGATGACACAAGATATTGATGGTATTTTCTTAATTCTTGATTACATCCAAAAGGATGAAGAACGGGCTATTGAATTAATGAAAGAATATGGGTTTCAGAAGGAGGATATTGATATTTTGAATCACCTGAGCCCGACTCGAAAACTCAAGGCCAAGGCAATCTCGAACCTAAAGAAGAGCATCGCTCAATGATCAATGGAAAAGGAAGAGGAGCGCGAGCCCGAGTTTGTCAAGGTTCAGGGGTCTGACGTCTACTTTCATTGTGATGTCACCCCGGAGAATGTTCTTGAATTTAATTTAAAATTAAAAAAATTAGAAATTGATCTGGTCAAGAAGCATCTGGATGTTGGGCTCGACCATATCAAGCCAGAGATTCGCGTCTTCATCCATTCGGATGGAGGGGACATGCATTCGGGTCTGAGCGCCATGGATTGCATCCGTTCGATGCGGCGTTCGAAGGTTCGAACAATTGCAGACGGTGTGTGCGCGTCCGCGGCGACATTTATGCTTTTGGGAGGTCGAACACGGTACATGACAAAGAACTCGTATGTGCTCATCCACCAACTGAACCTGGACGGAACGTGGGGCAAATACGAGGACTTCAAAGACCAGATGGAGAATCTGGATAATTTTATGAATAAATTAAAAGAAATTTACAGCGAAGAGACTTCCATACCTATTGAAATGATGGGGGATGTGATGAAACGGGACATTTATTTTGATTCTAAGAAATGCTTAGAGTTGAACATTGTAGATTCTATTCTTCCTTGACCTCGACGTCGGGAACATCGTCCTCGTCCTCCTCCTCTTCCTCGTCCTCCTCCTCTACAATTGGCTCGGGCTCTGGAACCTTGACGACGGGCTTCTTGAAAGAAACCTTCTTCACGGGCTGCTGAGGCTGAGGAGGCTGCTGAGGCATCTGCTGAGGCATCATGGGCATCTGCTGAGGCATCATGGGCATCTGCTGAGGCATCATGGGCATCTGGGGGGGCATCTGCATAGGCCGCTTTGGCATCTTCGATCCCTCGCGGTTAAACTTCTTGTTGAACTTCTTGTAAAGGAAATATCCAATAATCAGAATAGCCAGAATTGCGGCAATGTTCAGCACGCTGAATGGAGACTTGGCCTTGATCGTCTCGATGACTGTTCGCTTGGCGTGATCAACAACTGGGGGAACGGTGTTCATTATAAAGAAAATTGAGGTTTTTTCTACGCCAGGTTCCCGCGGGTTACCAAAACCCTAATTCAAATGGATGACGTCGAACAAAGCTGGGCGCTTCTGGATGAGATTCGTAGCACGACCGAGACTTTCCAAGCGGTCCTGGATGAATGGTCCTGTTCGAAGTGTGGTGGGCGCAAGGTTCTGGATGAGATGCCGGTCTGCACCGACTGCGGCCTGACCGATGACACATGGATACTTGACGAACCCGAGTGGAATTCGGGCGCCGACCCTGATCACGGGAACAAGGATCCTTCGCGCGTCGGCGCCCCTATCAACACGGATCACTTTTCGGCATCCTGGGGTATGGGGACAATCATTGTTCCTAAGAACAAGTCCTACGCAACAGCTCGTATGAGCAGAATACACCACCATTCGAGCATGAATCACCGAGATCGGGCTCTCTTTCATGCGTATGCCCAGTTGACAGAGATTGGCTCAAAGGTCCTGGGGTTGCCTGATGTTGTTATGTATTCGGCCAAGATGAAGTACAAAGAATTCAACGAGTCGAAGCTGACCCGCGGGGCGGTTCGAAACGGCGTCAAGGCGAACTGCATCTTTCAGGCGTGCCGGGAACACGGTGTTTCTCGAACGACCAAGGAGATTGCGGACGCCTTTGGGATACCGTCTCGCGACTTGAGTCGAACGACCGAAATGTTTCAGGAGAAAATTCCGGATACCGAGGTTCATATCGTGACGGCTGCGCACCTCATTCCCCGGTTTTTCAACGATATACAACATTTGCCCGACTCACAGAAGGGGCCCGTCCGGATGCGAGTCATTCGCGTCTGCAAGTCTCTCGAGGAGTCTGTCGAACTCATGGGCCGGACGCCAAAGGCGATAGCGTGCGGGGTAATTTGCGTCGTTCTATCAGAACTCGGGCATCCTTTCGACCGCCCAAACATATGCAAGATTTGCGACGTTTCTCTTCCGACTTTGACGAAGATTGAGACTATTATTAGAGCTGAACTTAAGGAGAAGACCCTAGTTTAATTTAATGACCGTAACACTATTTGTCTCGACCCCGTGCTATGGAGGCATCTGTCTCCAGGCCTATGCAGAGTCCCTTATTCGTCTCCAGCGCACGTGCGCCATGAACGGGTATCAAATGATGCTCGACACGACCGAAAACGAATCGCTCGTCCACAGGGCCCGGAACATTGCAGTCGCTCGTTTTCACCAGAAGACTGCAGCGACTCATTTCCTGTTTATCGATGCGGACATTCACTTTGACCCCGAGGCGGTCGTCCGCCTCATAAAGTCGGATCACGACGTGGCGGTTGCATGCTATCCCAAGAAGTGTGTCATGTGGGATCAGGCCGAGGCTGAAGTCAAGAAGGGGAACTCGACCAAGGATCTCGCGCGCGTGTCCGCGTCGCTCGTGATGAACTTCAAGTACCAACAGACCCAGATTCGCGACGGGTTTGCAGAGGTTCTTGACGGCCCGACGGGGTTCATGCTCATCAAGCGTGAGGTTTTCACGAAGATGTTCGAGCATTACCCCGAACTCAACTGCGTGAACGACCACCAGAACAAGGATCTCGACGAGTACTGTGCCGTGTTCGATTGTATGATTGACCCCGTTTCGCGCCGGTACCTTTCAGAGGATTACGCATTCTGCCGGCGTTGGCAGCAAATGGGTGGAAAGATCTTTGCGGACTGCTTCACGGTCCTTGGGCACGTCGGGAATATCCGCTTTCAGGGAAAGCTCGAGGATCGACTCAACGCACTTAAGGTTTAAATCTTTATAAAAACAAATGACCGTCCTTCACATTTGTATGGTCACGCGCAACAAGTCTATCAGCGCGACGACCCTCCACACGGCAATGAACCTCCATTCGCTGTGCATGCAGCGTGCGTGCCATCTCGAGATTCATTTCGTCGATGACAAGTCGTCCCTTCCCAAGCTCATCAAGTCGGGCGATCGTATTTTCTGGATGGATTACGGGACGAACCTCAATGTCGAGGAGCTCCCTAGGGTTCTGGATACGTGGTCGGACGGTGTCAACGTGGTCGTCTTTCCATCGGTCAAAGAGGGTATCAATTGGGATCAATTTAAGAAAAAGACCCTCGCCGGGACGACCGAGCCTGCCTCTCAGCGCGGACTCGATTTCGACACAATTGTCGGCAAAAAGTATTCAGACGGCTTTCATGAATGTCTGAAGACTTCGGCGCGCGTCTGGGCTATGGATGCCAAGCCGGTCGACAAGAAGCTTCGAGGTGGGAAGGTTCCCGTGAACCTTCCTCTGAACGATGACATGTTCGAATGTTTGCGTGCGAATGGAATCAAGATTGCCGCCGCGACCAATGCCATAGTCGTGTGCCACTTTGTTCATGAATGCTTTGGGAACATTCTCGAGGCATCTGGAGTCTCCCTTGAGCCTTAGAGGATAGGCGCGCGAATTCAAATAAGTATGAAATTTATAATCGACTCATGGGGAGGCGATCCCGGGCGCTTTCCAGGCCCCCAACCAGTGTCGATCGAGCGGCGTCATTTTCCGCTGCTCGCTCAACAGCCTTACGTGGTCTGCGAAAAGACCGACGGGGTCCGGCATCTTCTGGCAAGTACCGAAGATGGTGTTTTTCTCGTGAATCGCGCGTTTCATACAGAGCCAGTAAAAATACGCATCGCCAAAGACACACTGCTCGATGGAGAGCTCGTTCAGACCAAACTCGAACAGACGCTCTTCATGGTGTATGATGCCGTGCGAGTCAAAGGGGAGGATCTGCGGCAAAAACCGTTGAACGAGCGACTCGACGCGGCCCGGAAGGTTATCAAGGCAATAATCAAGACGGCCAACGCACCGTTCGAGATTCGAGTCAAGACCATGTGGCCTCTCCAGTCGATCAGAGCCATGACGGCGCTCGACAAGTTTGACTACGAGACGGACGGGGTCGTCTTCACACCCGTGAATGAGCCTATTCGCATGGGGACCCACGAGACCATGTTTAAATGGAAGCCCCGTGAGCGCATCACTGTAGATTTTGCATTAATGTCTGGCAAAAATTTATATGTTCAAGAAAAAGGATTTCCGATACTCGAGGCTGAGTTGCTCCCGCCGAACCAAAGACCAGACTTGCCCGATGGAACCATAATCGAATGCGGTTATGGTCACATTGGGTGGTTTGTCGAGAAGGTTCGCACGGACAAGACCTATGCGAACAACCGACGAACGTATTTTCGAACAGTTATCAATATTAAGGAGGATATCAAGTTTGGGGAGTTTTACCGATACCAAGCCATGTAAAATTGTCCCCGGAGATCTTTGGGCTCTGGAACCTCACGGACGACCTCGTCGTCTTTAATGTACCACTTGTCGTAACGCCGAACCAAAAGTGCATAGTGACCCCCTTGCCTTATCCCATGGTGGATAATACAAGAAAAGAGTCGGCGGTCACCAAAGTCTTGTGGGATATCAATTGGAAATTTTCCGTCATACATTGAAAAAGAAAAGCCAATAATTCGTGGCCATTTTGTAACTGTATTCCGGAGAGCCGCACATGCATGCGTCTGTCCAGAGTCATCTTTGTAGTTTTCGAGGGGCACGGGCTCTTCGCGCGCCTTGACAAGGTCTGGGATGCTGCTCGGTTTCATCACGTCCAGAATAAGGGTCGTGAATGGGGCGACCCGGGTCGACTTTCCACCGGCCCATGCCACCTCCTGTGTCTCCTCACCGTTGAACATTCCTTGTATTAATTCCTTTCCTAATGATTTTTCAAAAACATCAATCAAAATTACAACAACCTCTTGGGCGTCGTGTTGATTTTGTCCCTGAAAATCCTTAAATTGATTCTGGAATGCCGTGAGGAGCTCTCGAGGGTCGACCGGGCCGGACTGGTTGATGCGGAAGAGATCCATGACAACCTTCCGATACTCTTTGGTAATTTCACACTGGCCTTCGTATTTATTTTCAAAGAAATATTTGGAAAGTGGTGGCACGTGTGCCAAACACTGAACTGCGGTCGAGAAGTAACATGTGTTGCCAAGGTTCACAAGACCTCGCATCTCTCTTAGAGAAGAGACGCTCTTATTTTTTAAGAGAAAGAATGCGGGTCGAACCAACTGCCAACCCTCAAAGTCAGAAGCTGTTCGATGCATGGGCGCCGCTGATCAAGAAGCACAAGGGCGAGAATGCGACTGAGATTGAGTTTCGTTTCGGTCGTCGGAACAAGAATTCGTTCGATACGAACGTTGGCAAAGATGCGTTCGATCGGGTCTTCCAGGCTCTCATGAAGGCTCAGTGCTGGGAGACCAGCCGTCACACCAAGGCGACAGTGTACTATTTCTCAGAGGGTGCACGCCTGACCATTGACGAGGAGTCTGATGAGCAAGATGGCTGCATCAAGCAGCGCGTCGCCGTGAATGACTTCGAGATTGAGAATGCGAATTATGATGTACGCCTTGGCATTTCGACTGAGACTCCGTGGGAGTACGATGGCGAAGAGGTCAGTTCGAAACAAAAGGACAAGGAGCGTTGGTCTTTTGTTCGGAAGAATTTGTCCATCGACATGACAATCATCAAGGGGACGCCCGATGACAAGGACTCTGATGACGACACGTCATACCAGATTGAGCTCGAGATTATCAAGCCGGCCGAGGTTGAGTCGGACGTCGAGCTCTTCAATATTCTCTACAAGGTTTTTGATATTCTCAAGTGCGTTTAATTTTAGGAACATTAAATTTAAAATTCTTAGGCGGGTTCCATGCGGGCACGCGTACAACCTTTCCTGTATTCAGATTCTCATAATTGTAGGCCGCGCGGGAAGTTTGGGGGATGTGGTGGTTGATCCAGGGTTTCATACCGTTCGCGATTTGAGCCCGCTTCGGGTACTTTCCAGTCTCTTTGTTGGGTGTCAGGGCAATCTTCATCATGTGTGCCTTGAATGCATTCGCCTTGTTTGCGGGCAGCCATGAAGGAACCTTAAATTTAGATTCAAAATCGGATACCGCCGCGTTGCGCTTCCGGGTCGCCAACGTCTTTGCTACAAAGTTCTTTGTCGCCTTGGAGAGGTTGGCCTTTCGGACCTTGCCACGTGGCCCCGCCTTGACGGCGTTCAGAACCGCCTTGAGATTTGCGTTATTTCCATTCTTATAATAATTCTTCAACTTTTGTTTCAGTTCATATTGGGTGGTGGTCTCCACGTCCGCAAAGAGACTGTTCATCGAGCTCGAAGCGGATGACAGGCTTCGGGTCGGACTTGGGGTCTTGACCTTGGGTCGCGTCATCTGGTAAATGACTCCAAACTGGTTCGCGGACGACAGGCTTCGGGTCGGACTTGGGGTCTTGACCTTGGGTCGCGTCATCTGGTAAATGACTCCAAACTGGTTCGCGGACGAAAACTTATTAAATTCGGCACGGTTATTCGTCTTTATCACTGCGCCTATGATTGCATCCTTGGCCTCGCGGCTCATCGTCGCCCACTCGCGTGTGGTGGGCTGCGCGCCCGGCTTGAGCTTCTGAACCCGTCCGTCTTTCATAAACTTGTACTTTGTTGACCCGACAGTTATGTTGTAGGATGAGCTGACCGCGGACGGCCCCTTCCGAGACTTGATGCGGGCGATAATCTCGGCCGGCTTTGTCTTGTTCGAAACCTCAGCGATCCCGGCGTTTCGTGCAATGGCCAGAAGTTCGGGCTTGGTCAGGCGCGTGGCTTGCCGGCCGTTGATGCGGAGCAGGCCGTTGGCCCCAACCTCAAATTTATGTTCCGGTTTTGCTCCGGCCGTCTTGACGTTGGCCGGGATGTTGAAGAGGGCCCGGACGGCTGCCGGGATGTTGCGACCGGCCGCGGTGTATGTCGATATGACCGTCTTTCGACCGGCCGCCTTGCCCTTTGGTACGGCAAACCAGTAGGGCTGCTGCCCGGGACCGGGTCGCACGTAGTACCCTTCCTTTGTCGCATTCCAGCTGTTCGCGCGCCTGTTCGAAACTCCGGCATAGGCCTTCTTGTTTGTCGTGACGTTCAGCGGATGTCCGGCGTTTCTAAAAACCTTGAGGGTCGAAGCCGGGATGGGCTTGCCGGCGTTTTCGAACGCCTTGCGCACCTTGGGGGCCAGCGGCCCGAGGTTGACCGTCCCGTTCAGGACATTCGGCCCCGCTTGGAGCTTTCGGTAGTACTCATATGGATAAAGACGCGGGAGACCGTTGGGACCCGGGCGAATGTAGTACCCCCGTGGGACTACGGCCGGGAGTTTGTTCCACGTGCCAGCCAGGGGGTGGTTGCGGTTCTTGGCCGTCGTGGCCGTCCCACTGAAAATTTCAGCCCCAAACAATCCAAAACCATAATTTGTAAAAAATTGTTTGAAAAGTTCTACGGGCACGCCAATGTCATCAATTTTAGTAATTCCTGAAAACAAAATTGTACCATTCTTAAAGATCTGATAGGTCACCTTGGGTTTCTTGAATTTAATACTCAACGCGGGAGCCATAATTCCAACCATCGGGACATCATCAAGCATGTCATGCGGAATGAGAGCCCGGGTCGCCTCCGCAAATGATTCCAGATTAATCTTTTTATTAATTTTAAATGAACAATTAATAATTTTATATTTTGGTTTCATGCGAATTATAGATTTTGAGACCCATTCATTCTTTGCACATTTCAGGTAGGCTTCCTCAAAGTTTCCGGCTCCACTGACCTGAACGCCATCCTTGGTCAGAATGACCGTGAGATTCTTGGTCTTGGCCGTGACGTACTTGCACTGGTCGGCTCCCTCGCCGATCCATTGCCCGTTCACATACCGGACCCGTGGCTTGGCTCGGAGGTTTATGTACCCCGCAACCTCTGTAAAACCCGTGACATTTTCATAAAATATCTTTCCAAAATTGACGGCCGCGCTCAGCGACGACACGGTTGATATAATTTTGGGCTGGGTCACGGTAAAGCCGGGACCCGAAATCGCGCGGCGCCTCCGAAATATTTTCTGAATCTTTCGGGCGGCCGCAGCCTTGTTCATCTATTATTTTGTTATATTTTAATTTTCGCCAATATCGACCCCAAATATGAATGGCTGGTTTGAATACATGGATCCCTTGTATTCGAGAGCCTCGTTTCGAACCTCAATTTCACGCGAGCTGAACGGCCCGGCATAAATATCCTGGTTGAACTTGCAGACCCCAAGACTGTTCTCGCGACAGTGCGTGTTGAAGTGAGCCACGAATATCTTCTGAGGTATGAAACGATCCCGACCAAACAGGCACTTCTCGGAAGCCAAGAAGTTCTGGAGTGCGTTGGTCACCGTCGCGACCTGTGTCTGGATCTTCTTGAAGTAGGCCGGGAGGACGTTCCAGATGTCCTTGTCGGCATACTTGTGCGCATAGTCGAGGTAGGCTCGAATGCATTTGCACATGATCGCCGGGAGCTCGAGCTCGAGTTTGTCCTCGAGGTGCGGGTCAGAAACCTCCGGAGCAATCTGGCGACCAAAGTTGACCGTCGCAAGGCGGCGCAGAATAGACCCCGAGTTATCCTTCCAGTTGGGAACCTCGTTCCCTCCGAGAATACCGGGCGTCTTCCACTGCAGACTGACGGCCGTCTCGTTTTTGCGCGCAATCGACACATCCTCTCCCGAGACGAGCGACTGAAACTCAGCCTGTTCGAGAGCCAAGTCACCCTTGACCTCGGGGCTGATGAAGACAAAGCCCTTGTAAATACTCTGAAGACCAAACTTCCGCTCGATATTGTTCGAGAGCGTCGCGACATCCTCGCATTCGTAAAACTTGCGGCAGACCTTGGTGATGAGCGTCGACTTTCCAGACTGTGCGATCCCCTTGAGGAACGGGATAATCTGCCAGCCATCGAGCTCATTCACATCGAAACACAAACGACCGATGAAGACATAGATCCACCGGCAGACCGCCTCCTCGAACCGCTGGTAGTCCAGAACGAGCTGCATGTTTGGCGTCGGAATATCGTACCAGTCCGCCTTGTCTGTGTGCGCATCGAACGGCATGTCGAAATACTTGCAACTGACGACTGTCGGATCGAGCTCATGAAACTCGTAGTGGTTATACGGGTAAAACTTGATACGATACTGGTTCGACTTGGCGTCCCAATCCTTTCCGACGAGCAGGCCGTTCTGAAACGACCAGACGTGGCGATCCTTGCAAATCTCCTGAAACTGAAAGTCCTGGCAGTTGTTCAGGTGGCGCTCCAGATCTGCAACCAGGTTTCCACGGCTCGTGAGCTGCTTCCACCGCTCGGGCTCATCCTCCTTTTGGGTCGAGTCGTAAATAAACTTTTTAATCTCTTTGACCGGCTTCCACGCCCGGGTGTTGCGAATCTGCACACAACACTGACCCTTGTACCGCTTGTACCCTTCGTCATAGGCCTTGGAAAGCAGGTACAAAAGGAGCTTCTGGTAAGGCGTCGTCGTCTCGTCATCCTTCAGGGATGTATCGATATTATCGATTGCGAGAGTCGGGTTCGTGCTTCTGTTGTGCTTGCGTTCCCACAAGCGAAACTGCTCGAACATCTCCTTGCGATCGGTAATCAAGCGGCGAACACGAAACTCAAGAGTAAACTCCTCGTTGTTAATGTCCTTGCTCGCATCCTTTTCGATACCCATCTGCTCGATACGAGCCAGAATGGTACGACACCCGTTGATGTACAGATCCTTCTTGTCTCGCACCTGTCGTTCGACATAGTCGACCGGAAACTTGTCCGCATCCCGAACCTGATCTTTCGGGAAAAGAACGTACGACCACGCATTGGCAGCCGCGAGAGAGTTTGCCCGGACGTGAATCAGGGCATCTTTCTCCATATTTTTTACATAATTTTCGATATCAGCCTTTGTCCACGAATTCATCTCGTTGGTCTGCTTTGCATTTTGAATCTGCTCGGCGTGTTCATCGGTGAGATCCTTTGTGATTGTGTGAACCTCCATACTATATATGGGACTGTCTTTTTTAAGCCTCCTCGTCTGCTGGAGTGGAGGCTGGGGCTGCTGGCACACACTTGCAAGCAGACTTGCCCATGGCGGTTAGAATCTTTACCAGAATCTTATTCTGCATCTCGAGGCTCGTGGCGATCCGCTCGACGGCATCCTTGGTGGACACGAGGGCCGTGGCGACGGTCTCGCCATCGTCAGTCGCCAGGAGGCTGCTCAGGGCATCGAACATATCGGGATACTCATCCATCTCCTCGTCCTCCTCGTCAATTTCCTCATCGTCTTCCTCTTCTACGGGCATTGGCACTGGCTTGGGTGGGGGCTGGGCACGGCGAGACATTTGTAATTTTTGCAGAGAAATTAAGGATTGAATTTTTTCGCACACCAAGCCAGCCCCGTAGGGGCTGTACCATTTCCACGGGAGAGACTAAGGCCCTGGAACTTTTCCACGGGTCAGCGCCGCATGCGCTGGAACTATTTTCCCGGGTTATATTAAATGCCTGCCGGTGGTCTCATGCAACTCGTCGCCTATGGCGCTCAGGACGTGTACCTTACTGGAGATCCCAAGGTTACTTTTTTCCATTCAACATACAGCCGCCATACCAATTTTGCTATGGAACTTGTCCAGCAGAACATTTCTGGAGCTGGAGGAAACGGCGGTCTCCAGTCCGTGACCATTTCTCGCTCTGGTGATCTCGTCGGTGACATGTTCGTGGCTCTGACGCCCACGACGGCCTCGGCCGCTCAGCTTACCTCGAACAACATCGGGGCTGATATGTGCTGGGTGGCTGAGCGTGCTTTCGACTCTGTGAGCCTCTTCATCGGTGGTCAGCTCATTGACAAGCATTACCAGACCTGGTTCCGTCTGTATTCCGAGGTCTTTATGGAGTTTTCCAAGAAGACCAACTATGGCCAGCTGACTTCTCTGGCGGTTGCAAACAACCTGACCTCAGCAACCAACACCTCCCTGGGCAAGGTCTATCTCCCTCTCATATTCTTCTTTAACAGGAACCCGGGCCTTTTCCTGCCTCTGATTGCCCTGCAGTACCACGAGGTCCGTATCGATTTCCAGGTTTCGACCCTTTACTCCAACTATTTCGGAACGAACGTCTACGAGGTCTGGGCCAATTACATCTACCTGGACAGCAAGGAGCGTGAGAAGTTCGCCAAGCTGAATCACGAGTACCTGATCGAGCAGGTTCAGCACGTCGCTCCCGACGCTGTCGGTGGTTCATCAAGCGAATATGCTCCTTCGGTCATTCGTCTCCAGTACAACCACCCAGTCAAGGAGCTCATTTGGTGCTACGCCAACCCGAACTATGCCACGAACCCCAACGCTCTCTGGAATTTCACCAGCGGAACCGCAAATGTGAACGTGACCATCGACTCGAACAAGCTTGCCCAGTCTGGATCCATGTTCCTCGGAAACCAGGTAGGCGTCCCTCTCCTGTATGCCCCGCCCAATCTGGTTTCAGGTTCTACTCTGTATCTGACCTCCAATATTTCAGGAGTTTTTACAGGAAACGTCCTTGCCGGAAATACATTCAGCGTTCAGTCGAACGTGACCCTCGGAAACGTCTTCTGGTCAGAGGCTGGCATGCCTAACTATGGAACCTCCAACACCGCCTATGGCTATGAGGTCGGCCCGCTCCACCAGTTTAAGCTCATGCTCAACGGCACGGATCGTTTCGTCCCCCAGACTGGTAAATATTTCAACTCGTACCAGCCGTACCAGTATCACTCGGGCGCTCCGTATCCAGGAATATACATTTACTCGTTTGCTCTTCGCCCGGAGGAGGCTCAGCCCTCGGGCACATGCAACTTTTCCCGCATCGACATTGCCCAGGCGGCCGTGTATCTCAAGACTGGAATGCCCACGAACCTTCTTCAGAAGATGTTTGCGGTGAACTATAATATCCTGCGGATTCAGTCTGGCCTTGGTGGTCTCGCGTTCTCGAACTAGAGAAACTCTTGAGTTTCTCCGCCCAAAATTATTTTCTCTGAGTATAGTACAAAATGGGAGGAGGTCTTATGCAGCTCGTAGCCTATGGCGCTCAGGATGTGTATCTTACCGGTCAGCCGAAGGTGACCTTTTTCCAGGCCGTGTACAAGCGCCACACGAACTTTGCCATGGAGAACATTCAGCAGACCGTGAACGGCACCCCCACCAACGGTGGCCGTGTGTCTGTGACCATTGCCCGCAACGGCGATCTGGTCGGTAATATGTATGTGGCTCTTCTGCCCCAGACCGGCCTGGCCACCACGTCCACCAACTCCACCACCCCCGACTCCATCTTCCTGGCCGAGCGCGCCATCAGCTCCGTGGAGCTGACCATTGGCGGCCAGCGCATCGACAAGCACTACCAGACCTGGTTCCGTCTGTACGCCGAGTGCTTCCTGGGCGAGTCTGACAAGATCAACTACGGCAAGCTGGCCTCCAGCTCAGTGGTCGCCGACGCCTCCACCAACAAGACCTATGTGTACCTGCCCCTGCTGTTCTTCTTCAACCGCAACCCCGGCCTGTACCTGCCTCTGATTGCCCTGCAGTACCACGAGGTCCGCCTTGACTTCGACCTGACCAGCGCTTACTCCGCCTATTTCGGCTCGAACGCTATGGAGGTCTGGGCCAACTACGTGTACCTGGACACTGAGGAGCGCCGCCGCTTCGCCCAGAAGGGCCACGAGTACCTGATCGAGCAGGTGCAGCACACCGGTGGTGACGCCATCTCGGCCGCCTCCTCCACCGTGCGCCTGTCCTTCAACCACCCCGTGAAGGAGCTGATCTGGTGCTACTCCAACACGACCGCCACCTCCAACAACTCCCTGTGGAACTTCTGCACGTCCCAGTCCAACGTCCAGATGACCGTGTCTTCCAACGCCGTCCCGGTGCTGACTGGTCTGCCCCACGAGATTGGCGCTCCCCGTCTGGCCTCCAACATTTGCGTCCTCAACTCTACCACTGCTCTGACGTCCAACAGCCTGAACGGCGCCGGTGTGGCTTGGTTCGAGGAGGGCACTGCGGCCGGGTGGGGCACCGCATACAGCGGCGGCTACGAGGTCGGCCCCCTCAAGGACTTCAAGGTGGTTCTCAACGGCCAGGACCGTTTCAAGGAGCAGATCGGCAAGTACTTCAACCAGTACATGCCCCTTCTGTACCACACCGGCACACCCTACCCCGGCGTGTATGTGTATTCCTTCGCCCTGCAGCCCGAGGAGCACCAGCCGACTGGCACCTGCAACTTCTCTCGCATTGATAACGCCCAGGTGGCTGTCAACCTGAAGACGAACGCCAACTTCTCCAACCCTCTCCAGAAGATGTTCGCAGTGAACTACAACATCCTGCGCATCCAGTCTGGCATGGGCGGCCTCGCATTCTCCAACTAAATGGGTAAAGTACGTAGTACTTTTGACTGTAAATTTTTAAAAATAATAGGGCACTGCCCAGGGTTCCGACCCCAAGATCGTCCTTTCGGTGATCTTGGAGTCGAAATTTACTATCCGTATAATATAATGTCGTCGTCCTCCGTGTCGTCGTCCTCCGTGTCGTCGTCCTCCGTGTCGTCGTCCTCTTCAATCCCTCCACTTAACCTAGTATTCTCTTCTTCATTTAATCTTACCCCCGTTTTTGACTGTGCCGGTGCTGAACTTAAAAGTTGGGGTGACATTGGCGGGTTTTGTTGCGCCTGCTGTTGCGCAATAATAATCATATTTGCGGGATCACGAGGCGCGCCTTCTCCTAAGGGTGGTATGACTGGTATGACAATTTTCCTGTACGTAATCGGTGTCTGCTGTTTGTCAAGTTCTGTTAACTATATGTTTTCATATTTCGAGCACAGGGCCTATCTGGCATCAGCTTCATGCGCAGCCATTTCTACATCCTCATAATAACTTCCCACTTTCCAGAATTGGCTGCAAATTCATTTTCTCTGGATATGTGTGAGTGGCTCTCAGAAAGTACAAGGACTCCGGTTGTCCCGTGAGGCTCAAATTGGTGAAAAGCTCGGCTAAACCCGCACTTTTCAGCGATTCGATTCATAATTTTTTCAAGGTGGGCACTGCGAGCGATCCATACGCCGTCAACACGGCCGATCAGATGCTTCATCTAATGTCCCATCATTTTATATATAATAAGTCCTACCGCGAATACGAGATACAAGAGTCCAAAGTAGTTTTCTCCCTTGGTCGCCTGAGGCTTGGAGCCTTCAATCATGCTCGCAACGCCAAGTGCTGCAAACAAGCCAGCCATTACCCAGAATGCAGGTGTGTTAAGGTCAGCCGCCATATTATCTATAATATAAGTATGGAGAATCTTTCTGGGCCTGAACTCGTCAAGGCTGTTCGACTTGAGGATCCGAGTATGAGCATTGAAGATGTTCTTAACAAGGTCAGAACAATTTTACTTAAAAAAAATATAGAAATTGTAAAATCGTTGGGTCATGATAACATTTTCATGAATATCAAGGAGCTACTGAAAATGAATATGGCACATGAAGACTTGGTACTTGCTCTGGAAGAATTTGGGGGTATTGATTCTGGTCTTCTGGATCAGTTCATCAATATGACCGAGGCGGAAGTCCCAGTCCTGCCAGCCCCCCGCTCGTGTTGTTTGTCCTGGAGAACTGCTGGGAAAGGAAAAACACGAGGTATAGACCCCCAACCATGAGGATAGTCGCCTTGAGAATCTCGGAAGCAATCTTCCGGCGCTCTGGGACGAAGAATATCTGAAGTCCAAATAGAATCAGACCAAGTCCGAGAGCAAGAATTATAGAAGCCGGTAGCATTATACTACTTAAGGACATTTTTATTAATACGATTAATGAATTTTTCTTATCTAGAACCATTGACTGAATTTGCTTTCCGGTCAGTGGCACCGCCTCCTGTTCAGCCAACACCAACCGAACTCGACGATTCATGGAAGGCGTTCGAGGTTGAACTGGGGAAGTTTAAAACGCAGTATGCAAAGTCTCGTGCAAATGTCACCGTACTTCACTCGCGCCTGAGTGCAAAACAGGCCGATTTGAATATTTTAGAAATGGCTTCAAAAGTTCTGAAATCTGAAGGGTTAAAGGGGAGTGTCTCTGATATAGTATCAGAGTATCAGATTACGGAAGAGCTCCCGGCTCTTACCCAAGAATATGCAGACGCGCTAGGAAAACTCGAGGCCCAGAAGAAGGTTATGATGGACACGAACGCTGAAAGGTACGCCCGTTTCACATGTTTTGTATGTATGGACGCGCTTGTTGACACATTTCTTGACCCATGCTCACACGTCATTTGCGAGCGATGCTGGTCGCGTTCGAGATCAAGTACGTGCCCTGGATGTCGCGCAGACGTTCATAACGTCAGAAAGATTTATACTCTTTCATGAGGTCCTGTAAATCAGTTGGTAGATTGCGGGTCTTATGGATCAACACAACGTGTTGGAACAGTCCCGTAGGGACTGACTATGAAAGCCCGAAGTCGCGGGTTCGAGCCCCGCCAGGACCACTAGGTTTCCATGGACCTGAGCAAGTCCCTAAAAGGCTCTCAGGGGCCGTTCGGCCCCGCCGGGAACCGTAGGTTCCCGCCTGACTTTGGCGCAGTGGTAGCGCATCGGACTGTAGTTTCAGTCGCTCCGCGACTGGCTTAGTGTTCCGCTGGTCGTGTGTTCGAATCACACAAGTCAGACGGGGGGTAGGCTCTCTCATCTTCGGAAAACAGGCCTCGAGGGTGCGCCACCTCGTTAAAAACGGCCGGAAAGGGGATAGAACTGCAGCTATCCCGTGAGGTTGGCCACCTCCTTTCCACTTTGCTCCTGTGGCCTAATTGGTTAAGGCGTCAGACTGTTAATCTGTAAATTGTGAGTTCAAGTCTCACCGGGAGCGTTTTTAACTCACTGTTCTGATTTAAAAACCTCACCTTCTAGGGTGCAGTCATTGGTATCTTACTCATAATTATATAAGCTATTATAGTAAGACAGAAAAACACACCTAAACTTATACCAATTTTCTTCTCCTTTGCCTTGTCATCACTCTTAAAGGCTTTATAAAGACCACCGGCGAGCCCTCCTGTGGTTACACAGAAAACAAGAGTTACGACCCCAGCGACAATTTTAGTAACAGGCATTTATATTAAGAAATATTAAAATCTGTACTCAGCTTCCATTTGGTCTTGGCGAGCCACCAAATATATAGAGGACCGGCCGTTATATATTTAATAAACCATATGAAGCTCTGAATTTGCGGAGTCGATGTGACATTCGGCGTCATGACGGCTTGCATACCTTGTATATATTGAGCAGGATCCATTGGTTCCATCCCGGCCTGAAGCACCGCGTTTATAGTATCCGTAAGAGGTTTTATGTTCATGTCTAAATAAAGTGTTTAAACTTGTATAAATAAATGAAAGTCGTCCTTTCCGACGGACATGTCGAATGCCCGTATGAAATTTTCCAAAAGTTTCGTGTGTTACCAGAGCTTATGGTGAATGATTCCCCGTTCCCCATGCCCTACGTCACTGTCCGAATCTTTTCGAAGATGATGGAATTTGCCCAAACGGGCTCAATCCCTGACGCTCCTGTCGATAACTGGTGTGTTTCCGACGAGAAGTTTGATTATTTAAAAGAAATTGCGCTCGCGGCGGACTATCTCAACTATCCAGAGCTGTTTGAAGAGGCGTGCAGGATCATCGCACGGTGCCTATGTGATAAAACGCATCTTGAGATTGATAAAATTCTCAATTAGACAAATGGTCGCTCTCAAAGTGCTTTCCGTTAAAAAACGGCATGAAGGGCTGGTTGTACCCTGAGCTTGAGCGCATGGCCCACATGATGAGAATTATTGCCAACACAATGTAGATCCATGAATTTTTCATTTTAATTAGTAAATAATTTAATATCCAATGGCTCCTGGACCCTTGAGAGTATCAAGTTCGGGACCCCTTGATTTAACCGTCGAATACATAAAACCTGATTGTGACCGCATGTACCACAGAACCAAGAACATGAGGAGAGCGATGAAGATCCATGAATTTTTCATTTTAATTAGCCAAGAATTTCATTTTAGCCTGAGTCTTTGTCTGAAAGAACATGAATATAAAAACAATGAGGGGCAAAGACCGGAGCTCTGCAATTTCACGGTGTGAGTATCCTGCTATTCCTTCGAGAGGGAACGGGATTTTCTTTATCAATGCACGAGACCCGTAGACTATCGCACCTATCAGGGCGAATTGTAGAGTCACCTCCAGAAACGTCATCCACTTTGGCTTGTCCTCATTCAATTTTGGTGTAAATTTATCTAAAATTCTGGAGATGAGAAATGCAAAGAGGAAACAGAGCGCCCCGACCCATGCGACCCCGAGTGTCCGGATAATGTGTATCATTTAATCTAGGACAAGAATATAATGGACGAATTCCTCCAGTGGGAGTACACTACTGGTCTTGATATTCACATGAAAATTTTAGGAAAAGAATATATAGAAAATCAGCCGGTCGACCCAGAGGACTTCAAGTTACTCATACGGGAATGGCAGACGCACTGCAGGCACATCTACTGCACGGTCGACCTGGAAGGAGCAAACCTTCTCGAACTCGATGCAGGAGCCGCATGTGAGATTATCCGTGAGCTCGAAGACTTTTCAGGAGATTTTGGTATTCTTCAATCTATAAAATTCATTCATGGTGGATTAATTTTAAGAATTATTTATTCATTATTTTCAATTTTAATTCCAGAGGGGACACGGAAGCTGATCACGTTTGTATAGCGATATATTTCTCACAATCAATGTGAATGGACTGGCTCAGGTTTGAACCAGAGGGCGACACCCTGAAGGTTCATATCCTCATCGGTCCTCTCATAGATATTCACCCAGATGGTCTCGATGAGACGGATGCATTCTGCCGAGAGCTCTACCCGGTCCTTGACAGAATTCATGATTTGTGTATTACAAAAAATCTAAAACAGGTTGCGGTTGCAGATTTTAATGGAATTCAAGTTCACAAAATTAAACCCATACCATTGATTCGATTGATATGGAACTGCCATGAGTACACAAAAGAACAGAAACTGTTGAAAGGAATTGACGTCGGAGGGGCCGATCCGGTCGTCAAGGCGCTCATCGACTCGGTTCGTGGTATTTTGCCACCGTTCATGCGTGGCTTTGGCATATAAAAAAATAGAACATTGTAAGAGAAAGAAATGTCCGATCTACTTGTATTTTACCCACAGGGCAAATATCTTCACATTGAGTTTCTCGGTTCAAAATACATTGAGCGTCAGCCAAAGACTCCTGCGCAGACTGAGATGTTTATGCTTTCAATTAAGCCCGTGGTTGCACAGCTCGACGAGTACGTCACGAAGCACGGTCTCAAAGAGATTATCGAACTGAACCTGAAGGATGTTCCAGTCTCAAAGCTCAACTCGGACACGGCGCTCCATCTTCTGAACCTCATGTGCGACATACGCCCCCATCAGAATATTGTTGAAAAAATTAACATTACAAACTCTGGTCCAGTATTTGGAATGATTTATAAGAGTATTCGATCAAGGATCCCGGAAAGAATGAGAGACATTATCCACGTCGAGACTGACTCAAAGTTCTTTTAAAACATCAGGTTTTAAAATTAATTTGCTGCGTTATTATATGACATGTTGCCTTGGGATGATCTTGAGGAAGAATTCCTTAGGAAACTTGAGAAACAGTGTAACTTGTACTATAAATATTTTATGAAAGATTATGAATATTATAAATGGCTTTCGAACCGCTTTAACGTTCCAATATTGGTTGTTTCTTCTATAAATGCTTTATGTGCAATTGCGTTGAATGATTTTTTATTACAAAAATATGTGAGTATTCTGAATGCGGTGCTCTCGGCCGGGACAGGACTCTTGGGGTCTGTTCAGTTGTACCTCAAAATTAATGAAAAGTTGAGTAACTCGACTCGTTCGAGTATTCTTATGAAGCGTATAGCTCTCACGATATCAAAAGAGTTGAGCATAACTCGCGAATCACGATCGACCGAAGGGAAGATATTTTTGCAAGAATGTTTTGCAGAATTCAATGCGGCGCTTGAGCAGTCAAATCCTGTCCACCGGAAGTTTACAAACTATCTTGCGATTGAACCTATTGAGGATACCCCGGATCAGTCATCAACGGCCGGTGAAGGTTCGCGCCGGTCTCAAGCGATACTCAGGTACTTTCGAATGGCCAGACCGGCTGAAGATTCAGATGTATAATTTATATATTTACAAACTATAGAATGCCATCTCCATTTGTATGGATACTGGCTGGAATAATCATAATTTTTACAATTCTTATGATTATTGCATATTTGACTCCTTGGTACGGAGTGTCCACGTCCGTGCCCGTCTCAACGTCCGTCTCGACGTCCGTCTCGACGGCGGCGGACGCCGCTGTTGTAACAAGTTGGATTCGATAGACCCTCTTAAAAAAATAAGAGCTTATAGTATCAATGGATCCTGTACTCACACCGAGCAATTCTCGGTTCACAACTTTTCCTATACATTACCCAGACTTGTGGGCGTTGTATAAGAAAGCGGTAGGTTCGTTTTGGACGGTTGAGGAGATTGATCTGGGTACAGACCTGCGTGACTGGGACAACCTTAATTCCGACGAGCGCCATTTTATCAAGATGGTTCTGGCTTTTTTCGCGGCGTCCGACGGTATTGTTATGGAAAATATTGATATGAATTTCTCGAACGAGGTCCAGATTTCAGAGGCTCGGTCGTTTTACGCCTATCAGGCATTTAACGAATCTATCCACGGTGAGACGTATTCACTTATGATTGACAAGCTCGTCCGTGACCCCGAAGAGAAAGAGCGCCTGTTCAAGGCGATCGAGACTGTCCCGGCGGTCAAGGAAAAGGCTGAGTGGGCGTTGAGCTGGATGGGACCCGATGCACCGTTCGCTCAGCGTCTGGTTGCTTTTGCATGTGTGGAAGGTATCTTCTTCAGTGGGTCGTTCTGTGCCATCTTCTGGCTCAAGAAGCGGGGGCTTATGCCGGGCCTTTCGTTTAGTAACGAACTGATAAGCCGAGATGAGGGTCTGCATCAGGAATTCGCGGTGACCCTCTACTCTCACTTGAGGGAAAAATGCCCGTCCAAAGATATTCACAAGATTGTGCAGCATGCATGTGAGGTCGAGAGCAAGTTCATCACCGAGGCTCTGCCGTGCAAGTTGATAGGCATGGATGCTCAAGAAATGACGCAGTACATTCAATTTGTCGCGGACCGTCTCATGGCTCAGTTTGGTGAGCAACCCATTTACGGTGCCAAAAACCCTTTCGACTGGATGGAGAACATCTCGTTGGAAGGGAAGACCAACTTCTTTGAGAAGAGGGTCGGTGATTATTCTAAACATTTAGTGGTCGAAGGCGACTCGATCAGGTTTGACGAAGAGTTCTGAAAGACTCTTCGGGGGTTGACCTATTCCTCATCAACGTTTCCATCGATAGGGAAGCGTTGCTCGTCGCCCCGGATGGCAACACCGCCCCATCCCTTCGCAGGATACGCGCCACCCCAGTTGTTTGCGCGGTGATAAGTAGACTTCTTAGGCTTGAGAATCCTCATTGCGAGTCGCAGAAGAAGCACAAAGACTATTGCGTGGAGGATAAGACCACCAATCTTGGCGGTTCCCTCACTGGTGGCAACCCACCCGCCTGCGACGGAACGGGTCAGCTTGAAAACTTGCGGGCTGGCGACGAGGGCAAAAACGGCTGCGGTGACAATGCTCATTTAATAAGTGGCAACATTATTTAATACATTGCGGGTTTAATCTCAGTGAGGTAGGTTGACTTCTTCTTCATAAGCAGACGGTAAACGAACGTCAGAAGAAGCGCGAAGACAATGGCGTGGAGGATGAGTCCACCAATCTTGGCGCATCCATCACTGGTGGCGACCCAGTCGCCTGCGACCGAGCGGGTCAGCTTGTACGTCTCTGGGCTGGCGACAATGGCGAAGAGAACTATGGAAAGAATAGGATGCATTTACTTAATGCTACTATTTTTCTTGTAGGTCCTGTTCATTATAAAGCCCACGATGACTATGAACACTATGCCATGCACGGCAAGACCCGCTGGAGTCGCGAGACCGTCTGATGATGCCACCCAGCTGCCCAGAATATTACGCACATTCTTGAACATGGCCGGGCTGGCCAGCAGAATGAACAGCACAAGGGGGACAATGTAATTGATAACAGCACTCATTTATAATATATGAATAATTTAATGATACTGGAGTTACTGATAGTAGCTTCTTTAATTCTATTATTCATATATTCAAACCCCCGTGCAACCAGTGTCCCTGAAAGTCAGCCTTTGATGTGGGATCGTATAACATTCAACCCATTTATCAAGGCTCCTGAATGTCCGAGGGGGTGTAAAAAATTTTCATTGAGTGATTGGTCTCCATCTATCTTGGTGAATGACGCAACCCAAAAGATATGTGGGTACAGACAGTACGAGAGTGATAGTATAATTTATCCGTGTCCGCCTACTTGTTGCTCGTCATCTTCATTACCAACATACTGACGAGAACAAAGACCAGAGCATGCACAAAGACTCCGAAATGAGTCGGGCGGCCTGTAGAGTCGGCGATACGGGGGCCAAACACCGGCAGTTTGCTGGTGATCCGGTACATTATCGGGTTAGCGATGATGAAGAAAATAATGAGTTGCACAAGTTTCTTGCTGAGAGCCATTTGTATTATTTACGTAGAAAATTATCCTTTCAACTTTGAAAGAATCCTGGACTGCTTGAATGTCAACCCCTTTGAATTGATTTTAGACCAGTTAAATTTTGGAAATCGTTCCCTGATCGAGTAAACCACGTCATTAATGTTTTCATTTCCCTTTATATGATTATTTTTAATTATTCTAAGTGTATTTTTGGTGGGTACTACACGGTTGAACAGTGCTTTATAATTTGGTTCGGTTTTTGCCTGGCGGAGAAGACCATTCCTACGCGTCGGCGCTGGTGGAGGCGGTGGAGCTGGGAGAGCGAGAAGAAGATTATTCACCTTTTTAGCTTGTGCCGGAGTCACATCTCCCCGTCCTTGAACATATGCCTCCGCGTTGGCTTTCGCATCTCCAAGTTTCGAAAATAAAACAGCGATCCCTCCCTTGTTTGGGTGTCTGTAATTTCCTCTTAAAGATTTTTCCAGATATGATTTACGTACATTACCGAGTGTTGCGGTATTCTTGTTGAGTCCGAGTATTTTCCATGTTTCACTGGGAGGGGGGGGAGGCATGGGCCTTGGTGGCTCTGGAGGTGGTGGCGGCGGAGCCGCATTGGCCGGTTTAGATTTATTTATCAAAACTGGAGACCCGAGCCTTGAAAAACTTATGGTATATTTGTTCAATGCATTCCCATTTGCGCTATTAATTGCCCACTTGCCATTGGTTCCTTTACGTACGACGACTGTTCGATTCCCTGCCGGCGTTTTCAAAACCATAAAACTCCGCCCGGCAAACATTTTGCGAAACATTGCGACCCTGCTCAGAACTTCTCTTTGTTTATTATTTGTTGGCTGAATATTTACTGGGGGCAAATTTGCTATTTGTTCTGCTGCTTTATTGACAACGGCGGCGGGTGCGTTTGACGGAACTGAGGCAAGAATAGCCTCCACAGGGTTGCGGCCCTCGAGAGAGTTGCGGCCGCGCGCCGGCTCACCGCCACTCTTGGCCCTCTTTATAATATTCAAATAATTTTTATATTTATTTTGTATATTTTTAGGAAGGGAATTCAAGTTTCCACTGAGTGCCCACTTCTTGAATGCTGCATTATTTATATTTGCATACCACCCCCCGAGCGGGCCCTTTTTAGGAATGTAATACGGTGGGACAGCAGTTTGGCCATTGACAAACTTTCCGGTCGTTTTATTTATACGGCGCATTGTTCCGTTTTTGAGTGGTACGTTCACATAGATGCTCTGAACTTTACGAGCGGCATTGACTGCGGCTTGCGGCCCACCGTAAGCGGCCGCGGTCGTCACGGCAGCAGCCTCGGCAGCAGCACGTCTCTGGTTTAAAGGAGCGGTTGGAATTTGCTCGGCTGCCGCGGCTGCTGGTATTAGAGGACTCCCCGGACCAGCCGCGGCCCCTGCAGCCGCTCCCGCCTGGAACGCAGTTTGCTGACTTCCTCCGGCCTGTGTTACGGCCGCAGTTGTTGCAACGGCAACAGCCAACCTTTTTCCTACATAAATTCGCATAGCATCTGAAAACTGTTTATTCATTGTTGCCGTATTTGCACTCGTCAGATTTCTGCCCGCCTCTCGCTTTAAAGCGATGTAGATCTGGACATATTTCCGAACTGCCGAATCCAAATTCATATTGGCCTGATTCGCCATTCAACTGACATGGTCAGACAAAAAAAATGAGGTGCCCATGAAGGCACATAAAGGGCATACCCGTAGGATACGTAGAAGAAACACAATGGCTCTCCGTATGTTCAGCACCTTCAACACTTCCGATGTCACTTTCAGCGATGTGCGCAAGAATGCCAAGGGTGGCAAGGCGGTCTATCTGAACGGGTCTGACGGTCAGAAGCTCATTTTCCAGCTCCCTCAGCTTCGCGCACCGTTCGGTCTGAGCGAGTACAAGGATGAGGCGTCCGGCCGTGTGAGCTACAGCCTGCCCCTGAGCCTGGACAAGGCTGATATTCTCGAGACCCTTTCCAAGTTTGACGAGCGCGTCCTGGACTTCATCGCGTCCAAGTCTGAGGAGGTTCTGGGCAAGAAGATGAGCCGCGAGGTTATTGCCGAGGGTGTTTACAAGTCGTGCGTGAAGACCCCGACCAAGGATGGCTACGCCCCTGTCCTGAGCCTCAAGGTGCTGACCAACCCCAAGGATGGTTCGATCGCGACTGAGGCGTACAACGCCAAGCGCGAGTCCGTGCCCTTGACCGACCTCGAGAAGGGTCAGGCGCTCAGTGCTATTATCGAGATCAACCAGATCTGGCGTACGCCCGCGGGTGTGGGTGTTTCGATCCGCGTCCACCAGGTGATGTTTGCGCCGACCAACAAGCTCAAGCCCTGCGCTTTCCTGGCTGCGGCCGACGAGCCGGTCGAGGAGGAGACCAAGTCCGAGGGTTCCGTCGAGTACGAGACCGACCCTGACCAGTAAGGCTCACCAAGTCCGCAGGACTTGTATTTTGAATTTTAGTAACAGACCCGAAAAATAATGTAGTGTGTAATATAGAATGAGTTGGATTCAATCAGGGCAGTTTCGCGTTGTCACAAATCGTCCAGGGAAACATTACGTCTATCGCCGCGCGAATAATGGAAACTCAGAATATAACGTCCCGAACAGCGTCCGTACGAAACAGGATGCCAAGCGTTATCTCATGTCAAAACGCAACCTGGCTCCGAGCCGCTTTAAGCCCCGGGGCACCTTCCGAGGAAGCCGCCCCCCCCTTCCGAAACAGCCCTTCTTTTCCGCGTTTAACACGTATTCTCCTCCAAAAAATACCAAAATAGCTCTTCCGTATCACCCCGGGTACATCCCGGGGTCTCCCAAATACTCCATGTCGCCCAAAAAGCGCTTCTCGTGCGACTCTCGCAAAGATCTGATCAAGGTTCTCGGCCGGGGCCGACAGGGCATCGTCTACAAGGGACCGAGCTGGGCCGCAAAGATTTGCCCACGTGATTTGGTCGCGGCGCAGCGCAAGGACAAGCAACCTCCCATGGTCGAGTTCGATAACCAGATGGCAGCCTTCAAGGCGTGCCCGGAAGGCGTGGTCGAACCCTATGACCACATTCGATGCATCGACTTTATCAAGCCTTCAAACTTGAAGTCTAAGAATGTCGAAAACAAGGCGAGAAATTATGACACGTCCAAGCAGTCTGTGATATTTATGGAGCTGTGCACGAAGGGTTCTCTCGAGGATGCTATTAAAAACAAAATTTCAGATTCCGAACTTATGAAATATTTGACTCAAATTATACGGTCTCTCGTGAGGATTACCCGCAAGTACCCAGATTTCAGGCACAACGACCTGTGGTGTGCGAACGTCTTTGTGACTGGCCGTGGCGCCCTTCTGGGAGACTTTGGGTGGTCTAGGATAAAGAAGAATGGAACAAACCCGGCGGTCAATACGGCTAACGGTCCTCTCGCCCAGACTGACACCGGTAAATGGGGTGTCGGCCCTCAGACGGATGCCCGGTACGACTCGCACCTCATACTGAACGATGTTCGTACGCAAATTACATCGAAGGGAGGGTACCCAAAGTGCAAGGCGTTTCTGGACTGGGCCGTCCCTGTCGGATACCGTGGAGACTCGGATCTTCATGTGACTCAGATGCGCCTCAAGTACCGTGACCCATGCCCGGGTCTTCCGACTATTGACGAGATTGTGGCTTCTAAATACCTGAAGGGATTCAAGCTCAACGCAAATGCTCTTGCGGCCGGCCGGGCACTCCTCCGAAAGACCAAGACCCGCCGGCCTCTTGCTGCCCGCCCCAGGTCGATCAACCTGCAGAAAGCCAAGGCGGCTCTTCGCAAGACCAAACCCAAGTCCCTCCCGAAGATTACATCGGCTGCTCGGCTCCGAAAACTTCCGAAAAACCTGGTCGCTAAGAAAAACACAACTGCTCGCGTGGCGACCCGGACGAACTTTGCCATTGCACGCAAGAGGGTTCCAATTCCACGTGCAGTGCTCAAGTCGAATGCATTCAACCGTCTCGTGGAGAAGATTCGCACGTCCCAGAGCCCGAAGAAGATTCTCACGTCCCAGGGCACGTATGTCAACGAGGGCTATAACAACGCTCGGAACCGGGCGCGAACCAAGGCTATGAACCAGGTTTCGAACCGGATCAACCGCGGCATGGACCCGTTTTCCAATAGCCCTCTTAAGGCGAAACCGAAGAGCCCGCCTAAGGTCAAGAGCCCGCCGAAGAAGGTTCACCATCCTCTCTTGAAGGGCAAGGTTGTGGCACCCAAAAAGGCCCGGGCCGTCTTCATCAATGCTCCAGTGAACAATTACACACGGAGTCCAAAGTCGGGACGGATGAAGATGAAGGGACCCACAGGCCGCTTGGTCTATATGAATCTTCACATGAGCCTGGATGAAGTCAAGAAACTCGCAGCCAACAAGGGAAAGAACATCAAGGGTCTTCGTTCAAAAGCGGATATTCTCCGTAAAATTTTTGCTTGATAGATAGTACAAGATGGATCTTACTCGTAAACAGATGGCTATGATTGCTGCTGGTGTCGTCGCTCTTCTCGTGATAATGTATTTCTTCGTAATGAAGAAAAAGTCCGGATTTTACTCTGAAGGCGACGGCCCTATTGGCGGAGGCGACAAAGGCAACATTATCGTGTACGGGTCAAAGACCTGTCCCTGGTGCGTGAAGCAAGAAAAGTACTTCATGGATAAGGGTATTGATTACACATTTGTAAATTGCCCTACGGAGACATGCCCCGCATTTGTGTCAGGATTTCCGACGCTTATGGTGAACGGTGATGTGAAGGTTGGCTATACCGAGCTCTAGCACTTGAAAACAGTCAGAGCAAGGGCGAGCATGAAGGTGTGGAACAGAGAATCCACCGGCTTCAGGATGCTGATATACTTGACAAGGGTCCCGTTCCACAGGAACCGCAGTATAAAGGTCATAATAACCAGATAAATGAGAAAAATGAGAATGTTGTAAAGGGCGTCCTGGCTATTGCGGGACTTGAGCACGTTATACATCTTTTCATTAGTCAGAGAAAAAAGTCCTGACTAATAATAAGAATGGTCGCCGCGCGAAAGCGCCCCCTGGTGGTTCCGACTCGGCGCCGGACACAGTTGAAGGCTGGGATTACAAACTTGAACAAATTGGTTTCGTATCCCAAGTACAACACGGTTAAAAAAGGCACGAGCACCACCATGAACAACAAAGTGAGCCGGAACGCGCCAAATCCCTGGGCACCCAAGTACACCTGGGCACCGTGGGGAACCAAAGGGGTCGTTCATGATAATTGTTATGACTATGCATTTGGTTCATATTCCTCTACACGCAACACAAAGAGTGTTCCTGGGAGTCTCGCTCACATAAGTTCAAACGGTCTGACGTTTCGAACCTGTTCTGGAATTGCAAAACGGGTCCTGGCTGACAACCCTGGGAATGTCTATAAAATGAAAACGGGGTCCGAAAAACCAAAGCCTGGGTTTTACAAGGTTATGTGCTTTGTGGCGCCCTCGAACGACTTTGGAAACTCGACCGGTGATTTTCACTGGTACAAGGAGATTAGCGCCATTCGGTATCGAACACGGCCGGGAGATGGCGTCTCAAGCCTGGCAAAGTTCTTCCACGTGACCCCTTCAGTGATAAAGACAGCCCTGGCAAAGGCTCGAACCTCTGCCAACGTAAATAACGGTCGGGTCGCAAATAACTCACAGGAGCTTCGCGTCCTGAATAAACTTGGCAAAAACTCAAAAGATAAAGTGCCGGTCGGGAAGGTTCTCGACTTTCCTGTCAAGCTCTGGAGCCACAAGACGGGCTGGGCTGGTGGGCCTCTGATTGTCGACGCGTCCGGAAAGACAATCACGGATCCTCGGAAGGCGGATCGAAACTACAAGCCCGGGTTTCACTATACGAAATTCTGTTCGGCATATGGCGTTCGACGAGGGTTCGCCAAGACTGGCAACAACACTAATCGGGTCGTGGTAAACCGATCTGCTCTAATACGGTAAGGAGGTCTTCACCAGGTTCAATTTGCCAGTGAATTTCTGAACGTAACATATCTCCCCCTGATTCCAGGGTTCTTAAATCAATACCAAACCCACTCACTATAGAACGTACATTACTCGAATCAAACTCTGTCGTTGTAATGGTTGCATCCGAAACACGTTCTATAATGAGACGGCATCTATATATAGGAACATCAAACGGAGCTCTGCACATGGGGCACGTCGGGTCGCCCGTGCAGGTATCCTTCCAGTGATCGATACACCGTGTATGAAACGAATGATTACACGGAAGTTGCCGGCAGCCGGTGCTGCGCATGTACCCTAGGCACATGGAACACTGAGGTCCGGTGTGTTGCCAGCAAAACTCATCGGTCCCGACTGGTATTTTCCGACACGGGTTACCGGTTTGCGTCTGAGCCCCACACCGCCTTTCCATTGGTGTAAGCCTGTAAAAGATCCTAGTGACGGCGCCGCGCCTCGGCCAGCTCAGTCTCGAGGGACTTGATGGCATCCTTGTACCGAAGTCTAATATTGTCCTCAACCTTCCGACGAAAGACAACATACGGGTCGTTGTCCTGCTCCATGCGACACGTCGGACAGTCGATATTTGTCACAAACCATTCATTTATGCAATTTGGATGAAATATATGTTTGCACGCAAGCTTTTTATCGGTTCGTTTCGTCTCCTCCTGGCATATAGTGCACAGCTGATGGGCGTGCATCTCGCATTTTCCATCGTACAGAGCCTTTTGCTTACATTTCTTTCCTAAAAGAGTCAGTGACGAACAGTTCATTCTCTACAAGAATGGCAGAAATTTCCTGGTGTATTTCTAACTCGGTCCTGTTCGCGTCGATGATGTACGTCTTGCATTGCGGGAGTGTCCCCGCGAGCTTTTTGTACTTTTCATCGAGCTCCCTGAGATAATCGAGAGACACAGATTCATCTCCGGTCTGGTTGCGCTTCTGGATATGGGCGTGAGCAATTTCTGGAGTTTTTGAAAGATAAATGTAAATATCCGGATACCATTTCCTATTGTGAAAAAAGAAATCATATGTCTCGTGCTCGATGGGATGCACAACGTCCTGGATCAAGGGCCAAAAGACATACCGGGAGCTCCACATGCATCTCTCGTAAATAACATGCTTCTCGGTAGGGACCGCCTCGAGGGTCTGAAGGATTCGCATATGAAGCAGAAACGTCCACCGAATCTGATCCTCGTAAAACTCTTTGAGGGGCCACTTGTGTATTGGCTCCTTGTGGACATACCACCCGTTCGACTCAAGCAAACCGAGTTGAGTCGTTTTGCCTGCACCGATATTTCCGTCGATGACAACCTTCATATTATTTTAGCGCTTCTTATCTTTAGCAGTTCCCGCCCTGGGTCTCCTTGGCGACTATAGTGAATACCCCGTTCGGGTTTCCGCATGCTGCATTCTTGAGAGGGCCCTGGAAATGATCCGGCCCGTTCTGCTCTGCCAACTTGCGGAACTTATAATTATCATAAATATCAATGTTATTGCTGGCGTAAATGGCATCCTGTAGGAGACGGTTCGACGTGTACTCGGTGAGACAACGGCCATCGGCCATACCAATTCGTGTAGACATTACAATCTATTACATTTTATTCTGGAGAACTCTATTCCACTCATCAAAAGTTGTACCCAGTATTGTGTCCAACTTTTGGACGACTGGGGCCTTGGCCACAAATAAGCTCGCGTCCGTGTACGACAGCATCACATCGTAGGCTGCTGCAATCTCCTCGAGCGTCTTGGCTCCCCCAACCAGCGTCGCCCCAGATTTGAAGACGCTCACAGTCATCTTCTTCATATGAGGCTTGGGCTTGAACTTGATCTTGACCGCGCTGTACCTATCGGGCTCGTAGGTCACCTTGAACCCATCCAACCGGTCAAAATGCGCCTTGACCTTGTGGCTGTTCACAATGACGTTAAAGTGAAAATTTGAGTTGATCATGGAGATTGTAAACGGATTCAGGGATGGAGTCTCGTCGAGCTCAAGTACCTCCTTCATGATAAAGGCGACCTGGTTCAGTATTCTCTCACCGTCTATAGGAGAATTCCCTCCGGCAAGGTGAATGGTGCCGTTTGGAAAAATCTTCACGCTCTTTTCAGAGTAGTCGTCGTGGTAACGAATAGAGACTTGGTTGTAAAACCCGGTATTGTCCATAGTCCACTGAAAACCAGGACCGTCTGAACCCTTGGGACGAATAGTCATGGGCTGAAATCTCTCGCGAAACTTCTGAATATCAAACTTGATGTCGTTTTTCGAGTGCATAGTCATTGTCGTAAGCTTGATCCATGACGGTGCGGGCCAGTCTGGCCTTGAACGAACGACGCGCTCACGAATGCTCGAAATCTCCTGGATGTACTCATACATGTCCATTGTGTTTGCCCTACCCAATGTCGTGCCTACCCTGACGCCTTAGAGACACGATTTTTTGATGCCCGCCGGGCTCTCTTCGCGGCAGAAGTTTTATAAATATTCGATGACACAATTTCCCTCAAATATTTCTTTTTAAAAGTCTTAAATTTATTATTCCCAGGTTCCCTGGCAATTTTGAGACGAACCAAGTGCTCCAAGTTCTTCTTTTGGAGCTTACGGATTGCACGGTTCAAGGCGGCGTATTTAGGTTTGAGGAAGTGGCTATTGACGCTCTTGGGGTTTGGAGAGGCGAGTTCGTTGAGCCCCTGCACAACGTGAAGGGCATTCTTGCTCCCTCCGAGATTCTGGACAGCCTTGATGGCTGGCTGACTCACCTCGTGAACTTCCATAGCCTCTTTCTTATTTCCACCCGTCAAATTGAGAGCCTCGGCCGCCTTGACAATTTCAGGCGGACCACCCGGGACGTTTGCAATTTGCCGAAGAGCCGGGTTGACACCCCCGACCGAGTTGATGGCGTTTCTCTGCGGGGCCGTCACCGGAGCCTCGACAGGAACCTTGTTCGGGGTGCTCGTACGACCGACCAACGCCTTGAGCCAGTTACCACCCTGCGGAGCCGACCCGGGGCTCTTTTTGTTCCTGAAATTGAAACGATAATTCTTCGCACCCCATGGCATGGTTGGAGCAGCTGCGCTGCCTCCGTACGACCTCCCGTAGTTTCCGTACGACCGAGATGTTCCGTACGACCCGTACGACGTCACCGCCTTGCGCTTCAAGTAGTTTTGTTGAAGCCTAAATGCCTTCTTGATATTTTCATTAGGAACTGAACCTAAATTAGTAGCAATATTCCCAAGTGTACGCAGACTCGACGCGTTTCTTATACTGTTTATAACCATGGATGTCGCATTTCCACGATTCTTAAAATTACGAGGCAAAAGACGAAGAATGTCACCGAGCTTCCTGTGACGCGATGCACCAGATGAATATCGCAGATTACGAAGCTCTTGTGAAAATACTTTTCTAATTTGTTCTAAAATAATTGATGAATTTTTTGGATAATTTTTGAGAGCCTGTAGAAGCTGACGCAATGACAGCTGGCTATAGTTGCGTGAACGAGGGATGGACGGGCCATACACCGGGCCGTTGGGTTGGAGGTTTTTGTAATATCCGGTTTTATTATTTCGTGTACTAAATACGTAACCTGGTTTTTTCCCATTAAATTTATTTGATGGAATCATCTTATTCTTAGGTGAGAAAATAGGCCTGGCGGGAGCCGCGTTCGAACCAGATGCCGCATTCACCCCCGGAGGTTTGGTGGTTCCCGTTCCCGCGTTGACCCCCGGAGGTTTGGTGGTTCCCGTTCCCGCGTTGACCCCCGGAGGT